AATTCATTTAAATAAATCTCTCCCAATAGTGCAGCATTATAACTTGTTCCGCAACCAATCAAATATATATATTCAATATAACATGTAATATTAATTAGTTGGTCAAGACCCCCCAATTTGATTGTGTTATTGCTAATGCGGCCTCCATAATTATATGCTTTCTGTATTGTGTCTGGTTGCTCGTATATTTCTTTTAACATCCAATGCGCATATTGATCTTTAGTATGTAACATGGCTTCATAATCTAATGGTTCTATATTATATTTAATATAATCATATGCAAGTTTAGTTTCTGAAAATGCGCAATCCAAAAATGTATAATCATTATTATGTATTTTTACTACACTATTGTCGCTTAATGCTATATAATCTTGCGCAAGTCCTATAAATCCACTCATTTCGGAAGAGCACAATATAAAATTGCTATTGTTTGCCAATAATAATGGCGACCCGTGCCTTGTTATATAAAAAGTATCAATCATTTTGGTATAAACTATTACTAGCCCCCATGTTCCTTCCAACATTGCAAGACTATTTTTAAGAGCTGTTTCAAAAGTATTGTTATTACTTAGTATATAATATTCTATCAAATTTGCAATAACTTCGCTATCCGTTTCACTATAAAATTTATAGCCTTTTGTAATTAAAAATTCCTTAATGCTTAGAAAATTATTAATTATTCCATTGTGAACTAATATTATAGTGCCATTATTGGAAATATGCGGGTGTGCATTGTTATCTGTTTTCCCTCCATGTGTCGCCCATCGCGTATGTCCTAGTGCAAATTTGGAGTATATACGAGCCTTTAAATCGTTTTCATTAAACTTATTTTTTAAAAGACTTAAACAATCGTCCTTTAAAGTTGTTGCCTTTTTAATTATGTCATAATTGTTTGTTTCCGAATTATGATAACATATTCCCATGGAGTCGTAACCTCTATTTTGTATTAATTCAAGGCTATTAAAAATATGGATCAAACTATTTATGTTTTCTTTTGAATATATAAAAGTTATTCCGCACATTTAACTAATTTGACTAATTAGATTAATTAAATTATTTTTAATTTATTTATTTGCAAATATATTAAATAAATAAATAAACTAATTTAACAATATAAACTAAATAAAATGTTATTTTATTTATTCTTGTAATATTTTTTAATAGTTTGTAACTTATTTTGTTTCAATCCTTGCTGCCTTCTCCGTATACGCTTTCCACCGCCGGCACTATATTCATCGTCAATCACTGATTTCGGTGAACCAGGTGGTGACACAGAAGTTTTATTTTTTCTAGCTGCTATCGTGTCTTTTATAGTTTTTATGTAGTCTTTATAATAGTTATACAAATCTTCGTTATTTTGTGCAAGTGCATCTCTGGCTAGACTTTCTAACGCCATAATTTTATCATTATCATTACCACCGATACTATAACGTCCCGATTTTCTGTAAGTCATTCTCCTTCTTTTACCGCGCACATTTTGAGACTTTCTTTTTTTTCTTAAAGTAAGTCTTTGAAGCATTTATATATATACTTATAAAATAAATAAATAAATAAATAAATAAATAAATAAATAAATAAATAAATAAATAAATAAATAAATAAATAAAGGTGAGAGAGATTTTATGCTACGCTTTTTATGCTACGCTAGTGAGAGATTGTGTATATGGATTATTTTTAAAGGCACTTAATATATTTCCATCTAAACGAGCACTATTATAATTTAAATCATAACTTTGTTTTCCGTTTAGCTCTCCAATAAAGTCAGCCGAAGGTATAATACTTAGCCCATTGTTAGTTACTAATGGCCTATTTTGTTGAAATATGTTTTCATTGCGGGTCGTGGTAGAATTATTATAATTATTAAATAAGGACATGCTTCCTTGATTTGGCCGCGTTTCATAAGTCTTGTTTACATTATTATGTTGCGCATACGCATTATTATAGAGCCTTTGCCCTTGGTTATTATCGCCGCCTGTTCCAATAAATTGCTTATTTGTTGTAGTTCTTTGGTTATTATAATTTTGGTGATCGCTAACTTTATAGCCATCGCCTCTGTGGTTTTGACCTTGCACATTAACATAATTCAAATCTATTTTTTCAGTTGTCATTTCTCTATTTGTTACTTTTGTTTTGTCATTAGAATTAAATATATGACCTTGTGAGGTTAGTCCATTGACATTACCTGTTTCGCGCAAGTTTCCAATTACATTTTCTTTTCGTGTATGTCTAAAAATGTCTAATATAGGAGTAATAACGGCTTTTGCCATACCATATACACCTCCAAATTCAGGTGTGTTGGGCTGTGTTGTTCGGTTATTATGTAATATATTGTAGCTTTGTACTCCATAGTCGGAAGGATTAGCAAAGTTTGTTCCGGTTGCATTAGCATTGGTTAGTGGAAGCGCCGCCAAATTTTGACGCTTACTTGCTTCATAGTCGGGATTTGTGTATGTAGCTTGGCCATTTTGCGTATTTGATCCAGAACCGTAATATTCGCGAGTAGTGTCAATTCTATTTTCCATGGGAATTACTTGTGTGCTTCTAATTGGAGGTGCTTGCTCTATGCCTGTTGTTGTAAACCAGCGTGTAGGACCCGATTCGAAAGATTTATCTGGTAAATGTTTCTCAACAACACCTATTTTATTATTTGGACCTTGTAATTTAATAGGATATATTGCGGGGCCTTGATGTCCATCTAAATCAAAAGTGGTTTTGGGTTTATTTTCAGCGCGTAAATCATCTACTTTTTTAGGCATCCAACTTTCGCGTGCCATCATTCCTGAATTAAATCCGTGACCGCCTTCTACTCCGCCGGTGTTGAAACCGTTCGAATTTTGAGAACCGTAACCCATATTAAGACCTGGACCAACTCTTTGCGGCTCCCATAAAGTTACATTTGACATTTTCATGGATTCGTTCATGCGTGACTGGAAAAAGTCGCTATTATTAGGTGTTCCATTTGGATTATGCGAATTTTCGTCTGGCCTAAATAAAGGTGCGATTTCTGCTTTAGAATAATTTTGACTACCTGCTCCTTGTTTGTTATCTAAAATAGATTCCGTTATAACAGTGTTAACGCTTGGACCCCTAACTCTAGCACCATAATAAGGCTGCATATTATTATGCTGAAATTGTTGTGCTGTTGTTTGCTGACCTGATAATAAATTCACAGCAGCATTATTGTTATTAAATGCGTCGCTATTGTATGTATTTGCTGAAGATGGTGCGCTAGCCGAGAACCTATTATTACCATGAACATTATTAGAAAAACCTTCTGAACTGCTATTGCTATTGCTATTGCTATTGCTATTATTGAAAAACAATTTGCGCGTGTTATCTACTTCTTGTAGTACCGAATTTTTTGCGCTATCTTTTTTCTCTTGTTCTGATAATATGAATATACTTCCCAATACAATTATAGGTATAGCCAGTGCGGCCATATTATTTAATATAATATAATATAAAATAATATAATATATTATAAGTTTAAACAAGTTTCTAAATTATTAAAAATAAACAAAAATATAAACTAAACAAAAATATAAACTAAACAAAAATATAAACTAAACAAAAATATAAACTAAACAAAAATATAAACTAAACAAAAATATAAACTAAACAAAAATATAAACTGAATTATAATTTATTCATTTGTTATTCATTTGTTATTCTTTTCTCTCTATCAAAATTATTATTTAATGCATAATAATCTTTTTGCAACATTCGCGAACTTATATTATTATGAAAAGGAATACATATATTTGCTTGAGGATTTAAATGTAAATAGTTAAAATTATTTGGAACATAATAATTGGATCCTTGACCTTGTTCTTGTTTATTAAAATTATTAATCTCTCTATATACCCATGCCGGATGTGTTAGACGTGATTGCCCTGTTATTTCATTATTATCTGCCTTACTACTATTTTGATTATAAATGGCATGATTATTTAAATAATCTACATAGTTATTTTCTTTTATAGTGTCGCGATTTAATTTTCTATGTAATATAAACAATTCGCTTTCTAAATCGGTTTTATTTGAAGACAAATTTCCACCCCATTTCTGTAATTTAATATATGGATCATTGAAAAATGTTGGGTTTGTTCCATTACCTGGAACATTCATATTATAATTACCAATACTTGTAGACTCTTCTAAATACTTTTGAATTCTACAAGGATCGTCATAAAATCTTGTAAAAGCCATATTTATATATTTATAATAATTATATATATTTATAATAAATAATTATTAATTAATTATAATTATTAGTTATTAGTTATTAGTTATTAGTTATTAGTTATTAGTTATTAGTTATTAATTAATTACTAATATTCATTTTATAAGCTGGGAATATATTCCAATGTATTATTATCATAAATAGTAACTCTAAATGTATCCGAATATCCTTCAACATATACTGTATCTCCGCTATATAAATTATCACATCCTTGGCAAGATGTGCAGCTCTTATTTTTAAATCGAACCGGTAATTTTATCATGCCATTTTTGTCATTCATTGTGTAGAAATTCCATTTATCTCTATTAGTAAATAAAGGTCTTCCTAACAATGGTAAAATGGTTTCTGATCCATTTACACGAGTTAAAATGCCAATTTGTCTATAGCTTGTATTTATAGATTGTGTTGGAACATTTATAGCTACTCTTGCGCCGCCATAGTTTGAATTATTATAAACTCTATCATCACGCATTGGCGCGCTATACGGGTTTAATAATACGTCGTGTTCTTTATTAACGTATCCATTTCCTAAAATAGGTATACTATCATAATTGTAAGAACCATGTTTTTCATTGCAACTATTGTTGTTATTGTTATTGTTATTGCTATATAAATTGTTGTTATTGCTATATATATTTTTATTTAAGTTTTTAGTGTATTTAATATACATAAAATACAAAATTACAAAAATAACAAAAGTTAAAAATAATAATGTGTAATTTTCTATACACAATATTCCAGGTATACACTTTTTACCCATACAATATTATAATTAATAAATATTATAATAATTAATAAAAACATATTAAAAACATTTTGACAAATTATTGGGCAAACTTTAGTAAGTTACTTCTGAATTTATATTTACTGATTTTGGAGGATTGCTGTTTATTGTGGTGTCCACACTCTTGGTTGAAGTTGGATTTTTAAAGTCATTTCCTGTTATATTTAATGATCTTTGCGATACTCTTTTTGCCAAATATGTCCCGGCTGGTCCTGTTTCTTGTTCGGACTTTGAATTTTCTTGTTCTTCATCTAATTTTGCTTTTGCACTCTCTCTTCTAGTATTGACTTTAGATCCAAGACTTTCTTCGTCTTTAAGAAATGCTTCGCCACTTGCTTCTTTTGCGGCATTTCTTCCTGTTGCTCCTTCAATTATAATACCTGAAAATATATTAATTGAAAATAAATAACTTGTAAATAATAAATAAATATAACCTATAAAATAACTAAACTTATTAAATTTAGTATAACATAAAAGGAGTAACAAAAAATATGCAAATATTAGCATGTTATTATTATTTTTTAAATAAATAAATAAAGCATAATACGAATGTATAATTATTATATAAAATAATAAACTATATTTTAAATAGTTATAATTATGTAATTTATTGTTAATAATATATATAAAATCACGCTTCATGACTATTTATATAAATAATTATTATATAAATAGTGAATACTAATTAGAAATAGAAATAATATTAGAAATAGAAATAATATTTTGCATTATTCATCTTTTATTTCCGAGAGATTTTTAGTAGCACTATTAAACATACCCGTCAATTTATTTAAATCTAAACCACCTAATGATGCCATAGCACTATTTAATGCCGGTGTCATAGTTTTTAATTGCTTAATTAAATCGTTTTGCTGCTTAATAAGATCCTTTGTGTCTGACGAAATAGAATTAATATTTTCAGTACCCATGATTTTTTCTAAATTATCATATGCTTTTTCTGCTTCTGATGCTTTTCCTAATTGCTGCTCCATATTCTTTTTACTTGGTGTGTTAAATAAAGCCGGAGATAACTTTTGTTTATTATCAAATCCAGATGCGCCCTTTTTTGGTGCTGAAGCACCTTCATCTATAGCCGCAGGTAGGCCTTTAAGTGCTTTTTCAATATTTTCACTCACTTCATCTTCTGTATTTTCTTCTTCATCTCCATCTTCTTCTTCTTCTTCTTTTTTCTTTGCTTTCTTTGGTTTCTTTGGTTCCATACCCTCTTTAAAACCAAAAGACCGCGCTAACATAGAAGCAATAGTAGTTACTAAAAATGCGCTTCCTAAAACAATAACCATATTTTTAGTAAAACCATATACAAGAGCGCCCGTCAAGAAAAATAATAACACAGCACTAAAATGCGAATTTACAATATGTATATATAACGAAAAGAACGCTATTGCCGCTACAATTAGCAATGTTATTCTATTGTTTGTTATTTTATTATTAAGTAAATTATTATTAAATATTTTCTTATTCATAACTTTTTTCAACATAGAACTTGAAATTCTACTTTTCATGTTTGTATATAATAATATATAAGAATATAATTATATATTTTCTATTTATTTTCTATTTATTTTCTATTTATAATTTTCTCTAAATAATATTGCGTAATTTGCTAATTTCCTTTTCTAATATTGCAATTTTATTATGTATATCTTTAATATGTGTTTCATTGTGGCTTTTTTGTTCTAAAGTTATGCTATTTAAATGGTCCGAAATATTTAATAATGCTTCAATTTGTTTTTCTTTAATTAGTAGTTTTTTTGTTAACTGCTTTTTGCGGTCTTCTAATAATTTTAAAATATCAGGGTTTTTTGATGATACTCGTTTTAATGCGCTATATTGATCAATAAGATAAGTAGTGTCATCTTTGCTTTGTTCTAATAACTTTTTAACTTTCATGTCATGTTTGGCAATAGAACCTCCAAAACTAGTCATATAAATTATATATTGTATATTTTTTTATATTTAATAAAAAATAAAAAATAATTAAATAAAAAAAATAACACTTATAAAAATTATATAAAAATATAGACATATATTATTTAGAATGAATAAGAATTGCGTAGAGCCTCTATTACAAGAAGACCTTAATCGTTACGTTATGTTTCCAATTAAAGACCAAGACATATGGAAAATGTATAAAAAAGCAGAAGATTTGTTTTGGAGAGCAGAAGAAATTGACCTTTCAAAAGATAATAAAGATTGGGACACGCTAAATGATGATGAAAAACATTTCATTTCCATGATTTTAGCGTTTTTTGCTGCTAGTGACGGAATTGTGTTAGAAAATTTAGGTGTTCGCTTTATGGGTGAAGTGCAATTAAGTGAGGCGCGAGCATTTTACGGCCTGCAAATTGCTATGGAAAATATTCACTCTATTACATATTCCACATTAATTGATACATATATTAAAGATAAAGAGCAAAAGCACAAATTATTTAATGCGCTAAATGAATATGACTGCATTAAGAAGAAGGGTCAATGGGCTATAAAGTGGATTAATGATAAGAAGTCCAATTTTGCTACTCGCCTTGTTGCGTTTGCTTGCATTGAAGGTATTTTCTTTTCGGGTGCATTTTGCGCTATTTATTGGTTGAAGAAACGCGGTCTAATGCCTGGACTAACCTTTTCAAATGAGCTAATTTCGCGGGACGAAGCATTGCATACCGAATTTGCTGTATTATTACATAGCAAATTAGAAAAGCCGCTTAAAAAGCAAAAAATTCACGAAATAATTAGCGAAGCTGTTGAAATTGAGCTCGAATTTATTAACGATTCGCTTCCATGCAGATTAATAGGCATGAACCAAGTATTAATGAAACAATATATTGAATTTGTTGCTGACCGCTTAAGCCTTCAATTAGGAGGCGACAAAATATATGAAAGCAAAAATCCGTTTGATTGGATGGAAAACATTAGCATTGAAACAAAAACTAACTTTTTTGAAGACCGCGTAAGTGAGTATTCGCTCACAACTAAAGATGCTAAACTAAACACTTTTGAATTTGGCGATGAGTTTTAATTTTGTGCTTTTTGTTTTTTTCTTTATATTGTTTTTTATTATATATTTTTTGGTCCTGAACGTTCAGGAGCAAAAAACATGATTGTGTATGGGCAAAGTGTATATATTTTTGCGACTGTTAGAACGGTTGCAAAAATATATTAGAATACAAATAATAATTAATTTGCTAAAACATAATAGGCATTATTAATTAAAGTATTATTTTTGATTGCTCTGCTCATTTTAGCCGGAGAGAAATCTTCATGAATTGCTGCTTTTGCTATTGTGGTCCAATTATTTAATATATTTTTGGTGCTAGCGTCTATTTTTTGAACTTTTTTACCACTAGTCGCAATTTGGTCATCTCTAGCTTCCTGATAATAGTCATTTTTTAAACTAATACCGTAATAACCCTCATATGTAGCATTTATATTATGTAAGCGGATCGGTCCACCGAGAATATATTGACAATTTTTTAAATAATTTTTAACATCTTTGTCCTCGTTATTATTGATTAATAAACTATTATTCTTTTTATAATTTATGAATTCTTCTACAATTTTATTAGTTGAAGCACGACCTTCGGGAGAGAAAATGCAACTTTCAAAAATAAAATTTTCTACTTCATTTGAACTACTGCTTTTTTTATATACAATGTCTTTTAGCTTTATTCCTTTAAATCCATGAACAACTTGATTCTTATTTTGACCACTAATGCGACATGCTAAAAATCGTGTTCTCATATATGTATTAAACATGCTAAATACGAGTTTTGTAGGTTTTTCTCTATTATAAATACGAAATTGCCCTACAATTGTTGTTGAAGCTACCTCTACCTCTTTATGAAGAAAACAACACTCATCGATAAATTTATCAAACTTATTTTTAAGTTCAGCACTTATTATATTAGTTTCATCATTATTTACATTAACTGTTTCATCACTATTTACATTAATGGTTTCATTATTATTTTCATAATTATTTGTAATAGATGCAAGAAGTTGCTCTAATTTTTCATTTTTTTCTATATATTCATTATTAAGGACCTTCAATTTTTCATTTTCATCACTTAATTGCTCTAATGTTGCTTTATATTTTTGATTTTCTTCTACTAAGATATTAAATTTTTCAATACTATATGATTTTTCAGAAATAATATTTTTAATATATCTTGAGATACAAGGAATTGTAAAGTTAGTTTCATCATATGCTAATATTTCGTTTTTATTTTTTCCATCTACTTCAATAGTGCGTAAATGTTTTCTAATTTTAGAGCTTGTTTTAATAGCATTCTCAATTTCTTGCTTATTATGAACTTTGAAAGCATCGCGAAGAATAAAATTTTCATAAGTTTTATGGTGGTCTTGTAATCGCACGGAGAGATTATTGCTATGTCCAAATTTTATTAATTTCTCTCCTTCAGCGTTTGAATTATCAATAGTTCCAAAATAAATACATTCACAATTTACAGGAAATTGAGAAACCAGAGTTTTTTCAATTGCTTTTAATTTATCTTGAATAGCATTTGTAATAAGATTATCTTTTATTAGTAATTTATTTTTCATTTCTAATGCTTCTTCTTCTAATACTTCATTAATTAATTCTTCTAACTTAATATAGTATTCATGTATTTCGTCTGCTTTTTTTGTTTGTGCCTTTAAACATAATGATTTAAAGGTCTTAATATTTAAAAAAAATTTTTGAATATTGTGACCACCACTGCCTGTGTTTTTTGCTCCCGTACGTGCGGTAGCAAAACTATCATTAACATCACTATATTTATAATCTTTGTTAATTATAAAATTATTTTTTAAACAGCTAGTTGCATTAAATTTTCTATTAAATCCTAACCACTTCCAAATATAATCTATATCTACAATAAAATCTGCTGTTTTATCATAATTTAAATAAGTATAAAAACTAGCTATAAATAATTGTTGCTCCATTTCTGTAAAGTTAGCTTTCACTTTTTCTAATAATTTATTGTTATTGTTAGCATTTAGCTTTGTAATAGGGTTATTTGTTATTAAATTAACAATATCGAGAGAAGTCATATTTATACTATAATAATGTAATTAGTCTTTAAATCGTTGTTGTTGTTTATATAATTTAGAAACAAAAATCTAGAAGCAACGCCTTACCATTTAGTTTTGCGCACATTAATTTTGGGGCCCTTCTTTTTATCTCTCGTATTAGGGTCATACATCTCTTCGTCGTCATCGGAATCCATATTTTTACTGATTTCCCAGAATTCTTTTGAGCCAAGTTTGAATGTTTTATGATGTTCGGCTTTATACCAGAATATTTGGTCATGTAATTTATTCGATTTGGCATTATTATTGATCACTAAACACTCATAATTTTCTGTGCACTGATCCATAACCTGGCAAAAACTCTCAAAAGTTGGAAACATGCCTGCATAGTTCTCATAAATACGCCGCCGATTTGCAATATATGGTTCGCGCAATATAAAAACGTAGTCGATATTCGTGCGCAAATTTGGAGGAATACCTAAAGGATATTGCATTGTTATGACCAACATCACTTTCCAGTGCCGACCATTCATAAATAGGAGACGCATCATCTTATCTTTCGTCCAGCTTCCATCATATAAGCAATCATCCAATATAACAAATGCTCGCGGATCAATATTCGATTTCTTATAAACTTCGACTTCCTTTTTTATCTGCTTCATTACCGTCTTCTGCCTTTTCAATATGTTTTCAATAATAGCGGTATTGTATTCATCGTGAATAAATAATTTGGGTACATGCTCCGCATAAAAACCGTTGCCTGCTTCTGTTCCACTGATTACTGTCCCTATAGGAATATCTTGATGATAATATAGCAAATCTCGCACTAAATAAGTTTTACCGGTATCGCGCCGCCCTATTAACACAATAACAGGCCCTTTATTTTCATCTGGCCTAAAACTTATAGATTTAATGTCAAATTTTTTCAATTCTAGTGTCATTACTAAATAATTTATATTTATTGGCTATATTTAATAGTTTGCTATTTAAACTTAATAATTTGCCTTATTTAAACTTTATACTTTTTCTTATTTAAACTTTATAGTTTAATATATTTATTTGTGTTATAAATTAAAAAAATAAGTATTTCTTATTTATTAAATGGAAATAAACTATAAAAAAAATAACAATAAACAGCTATTTGAGAACTTTAACAATAGTGAGTTATTAGATATAGAAAGTTCGCAAAACTATTTTCCATTATATAATAATTTTTTTAACTTAAACAATACTAATTATAATGCTATTAATTTGAATAATAAGTATAGTTTAGAATTAATTTTAGAAAAAATTAATTATAACAAATTTTTAGCAATAATTACAGATATATGCAATAATAAATCTAAAAAAGAGATTTTTATTAAATATAGCCCTCTTATTGACCCCGTAAAATATATGATAGGAAAATATGAAAATAATTATAATATATTAGAATTACCTAAATTTATAGATAAAGAGGATTTAGATGCAAAATCAATGGAATACATGAAAACTTATAAGAAAATATTGGATCCAAATAACTCCGCATATATTGATGGGTTTTTTTCATATTTGTCAAGCTGTTTATTAAATAACTTTAATTTTTATAACGGTTTAGACTATTATGGGGCGTTTTTAGGAGTAAAAAATAAATTTAAATATAATGTTACAGAGGACTTGGAATATTTAAACGAATCGGATTATTTTCACAAGCACATAAACAATTTATTTGTTTTCGATGATAATGAAAAAATACTCAATTTATTTAATAATACTAAAAAAAATAAGAAAGCTTTAGTTTTAGATAACTCCGAGATTGACCTAAACATTAGTGACCTAAACATTAGTGACCTAAATATTAGTGACCTAAACATTAGTGATTTAAGCGACCTTCCTGATTGTGAAGCTAATATTGAAGAAACACATAAAACCAATTTAGAGTTAACTTATGAAAATTTAGATATTTTAGTAAATAATAAAGTAAATAATACTAATAGCAATACTAATACTAATACAGGAATTAATACTACAAATTCTTCCGAAACATGTTCTTCTAGATCTTCAAATACTAATTTAACAGGTTCAAGCAATAATGGTTCAGACGACGATGATGACGACGATGATGATGACGAAAGCAGCGAAACGAGCTTCAATAGCGAAGAAATATTTTGCTCTATTCATAAAATACCTGTTAAAATGATAATATTAGAAAGTTGCGAAAATACATTAGATGATTATATAGTAAATAATAAAATAAAAGATAGCGAATGGGAGTCTATAATTATGCAAATATTATTTACATTAATTACATATCAGAAAGTGTTTGAATTTACCCACAACGATTTGCACACAAATAATATTGTATATGTGTCTACTCCAAAACAATATTTATATTATAAATATAACAACGCACACTATAAAGTCCCCACGTTTGGCAAAATATACAAAATAATCGATTTTGGAAGAGCCATTTACAAATTCAAAAATAAATTTATATGCAGTGACAGCTATTCAGAGGCAGGCGATGCAACGACGCAGTATAATTGCGAGCCATATTTAAATAAAGACAAGCCAATTATTGGCCCAAATAGCAGCTTCGACTTATGCCGCCTAGGATGCAGCCTATTTGATTATTTTATTGAGGACTTGGACGACATCAAAAAATTAAAATCTCCTATCAAAAAAATCATGATTGAATGGGTTTTTGATGACAACAATAAAAATATATTGTATAAAAATAATGGAACAGAGAGATATCCTGACTTCAAATTATATAAAATGATTGCGCGATCAGTTCATAAACACACTCCACAAAATGTATTACAAAAACCATTATTTGATAGCTATAAAGTACCAAAGAAAAGAATTAACAATATTCAAGAAATATTTAATATAGATCAATTACCTATTATGGTAAGCTAATTTTTTAAAAGCGACGAAAAATTTATATATTATAAAAATAACTTTATATTATATAAATAAAGGACTTAAAGAAAAAAACGGATTAATGTCAAAAATCGGGGCTATTTGTAAAAGCAGATAAGGCGGCTTTTGACCCGCCTATCATGTTATTAAAATCTAATTGTTCAAATGCAAATAATGCAATGGACCCACACAAAAACACAATAAATCCATCTTTAGTTATTGATTTTACTGGTATGTTGTCCTTTGATATATACTTTGTATCTATAATCTTAAATAACACATACATAATACTTATTGCCAATGTAGGTATCACAAAATTCATTTAATTTATAAATATAAATGAATTTTATAATTATAACGAATTGATTTAAAACAATAGTTATAAACTATTTTTAGCAACTTAGCATTAACTCAACTCCTCAATATCCAATGTTATACTTTCATTATCACTAACATCATGATTTAAATCTAATATATCTAAATCTAATTTGTCGGGATCATCACTCAAATTTTGAATATTAAGGTCAATTTGCGATTTATCTAGTTTGTCTATTTTGTCTAGCTTTAACTTGAAATTACTTTCCGACTCCGTTTCAGAATTGTAATCATTCGCATTTGCATTATTGCTTTCATCAGTTTCTAAAACTTTAGAATCCAACTTTTTAATATTGCTATTTGCACTTGTTACATTGTCCTCATTTAAATCCTTGTTTGCGTTCAAAATCGTATTTTTTAAATTAATCTTGCTCTCTTCTCTCAATTTATTTGCCGTATCTTGCTTAATTTTCTCTAATTCCTTCTTTTCTTTTGCTTTCTTGCTTTTTTCTAATGCCTCTTTATCTGTTATTACTTCCTTTTTCTCCTCTACTTCAACATCGGTTTCCAATGTTTCGTCCAAATACATTTGTAATATATGCTCAATCGGTATACTCTCTCTAATTGTATTTAAAATACACTCCTTTATTATTATTTCTAACTCCCTATTGTTTTTTTGAACTTGCAGAGGCTTTAAATTCTTTTCAAATAAATAAATATTTACATATACCTTTCGCGCTACATTTATATACGTCTTATGTATAAATTTATGAAGGTCTGGTATATCAATATTTATTTTTTTTTGCTTTAAACCTACACGAGTTGAGGTTAGTGCTTTCAATTGTGTAATATGCACACATGTTATTAAATCTTCTAAATAATTACACGCGCTAGACGTAATTATACGCTGTTTCTCATTTTCAACAATCTCCGAACTCCACTTTGGAATATTGTTTAAAAAATTTTGAAATGTCATTAAATATTTAGTTTCTTCGCTGTTTTCTAAACATACATCATAGGCTTCTGTAAATATTGACCTTAGACCTTCAATTACACATGGAGTTAATGTGTTTGTTAATCGCGCACACCACTCATTTTTAGATTCGATTATTGTTGAAAGATTAAAATCATCCATTTTTATAATCTAAAATTTTATTTTAAATAATTAATTTTAACTAAATGTATTTTATCTAAATGTATTTTATCTAAATGTATTTTATTTAACATTTTAATTATTACGCTAGTTAATTAACATAATAAAAATGCTAATTTAGTTAGCATTTAATGCCGAAAAATCAATAACTAGTGCATTGCTATAAAAATATAATATTATGTATATTAAATATTCTTCTACACGTATTTCTCTCTTATATATATTGAAAAAAAACAAAAATTTATTATAATCTGTCTTGAAATTTGACCTAGCTGTAAAGTAATCTAATAAATTATTTGCACTTATGCCTTTATTATATATTAATGAACTATAGTCTAATAATAACACATTTATATTATAATCATTGTTGCTTTCATTAGCGTTAGCGTTCTCATTAGCGTTAGCGTACTCATTAGCGTTAGCGTACTCATTAGCGTTAGCGTACTCATTAGCGTTAGCGTACTCATTAGCGTTGGCGTACTCATTAGCGTTAGCGTACTCATTAGCGTTAGCGTACTCATTAGCGTTAGCGTACTCATTTTTTAGTGTTTCTAGCTTACTATCTAAAATTTTAATAAGTAATGAAAGCTTATTATTAAATTTGGCGCTATTGCTATTGCTATTATTATATTTTATTGATTTATTAATAAGTTCCATGTTTCTGTCATTACAATATATTTCGCTAAATCTTGATAATATTGGTTTTATTATTTTAGACTTATTTGCAGTTACTATGAAAAATTTAGTATGATTATATATTTCTATTGATCTGCGTAACGCCGATTGAGCATCTAACGTTAAACTGTCGGCATTTAATAAAATTATTGACTTAAAATTAGTAATATTTTTATGAGTAATTGTATTGGCAAAAAAACGCAAATTTTCTCTAATAAATTTAATGTTGCCTTTGCCCAAACTACAATTCAAAATTAATGTATTATTTTCTATATTTTCATTTGTCTTATATATATAAATTAATAATTCCTCAAGTAACGTCTTCTTACCTACTAAATTGTTTCCATATAATAATAAATTAGGCAAACTATCGTTATCATATAAATCTCTCAATTTTTGTAACATTATTTAAATAATTAAAAAAATATTTAAATCAAAATATACTATTTAACATATATATTATTTAACATATATACGGCTATTTTACATATACATATATATGCTCAATCTACTTTTCTTAGTGTGCAACTTTTTAAATCTCTCAAATACACTATTAACTAGTAATAGCAATACTATTATTCATGCTATTACTAAAGGTCTTGCATATAATAATAACAATAATAATAATAATAATAATAACAATAATAATAACATAATTATTAATTACGAAAGTCGCATAAAATCAGGAGCGCGTATTATTAAAAAAATACAAAAAAAGAAAATCCCATACGATATATACGGCCTAAGAATTATTTATAATGATAGTAATAATATTTATAACACTCAATACGCATATACTATTAAAAATATATTAACATCCAATTTTAACACATTAGATTTTCTATATGATGATTATATTGCTAATCCAAAAAGTAATAATTATCAAAGCTTACACGTATATGTTTTAACAAATATATTAATTGAAATTCAAATAAGAAATAGTTTCATGCATAATGTTGCATTAAATGGTTCAGCGTCTAATTATTATAAACAATTATAAACAATTATTAACTATTATTTATTTTTATTTATTGCGTTTAATTTCAATATATAAAATAATTAATTTAGGAATAATTAATTAATTAATTATAAATTTATAATATTATTATAAAATATAAAAATATGTCCGACCTACTTTTTAATCGCCCCAGTGATAATTATATTTTTACAGGCTCTAGACTACGAGGAGGCACAAACAATATTAATCCTAGATTAAGATTGTCAACTGCTAACAATGAGACAATAATTGATTTATGTAATAATGGCAATGTTGATATAAGTGCGTCCACTGTCTTTATTAACGGATTAAAAGTTGTTACTACATCAAGTGGTGACGCAACAGCACTTACAGCATTACAACTTGCCCAAAATTTAGATGTAAGCGGATCAATAAGTTCCGACGGCGGAATTCGAATTGGAGCAGGAGTTTTTGGCGGTACTATTACTAAATCTAGCAATGCTTATGAAATTATTATTGACCCCTTTGGCATTGATGGCTCAAATAGCTCTACACAAGATGCGTCTGGCCAAGTTGTAATTATGGGCGATTTAGTTGTTCGCGGTAATACCACAACAGTTTACTCTACTAACGTAGACATTAGTGATGTATTATTAACTCTTGCTTCCGGTTCAGGTTCAACATCTTCTCTCGGTGACGGAGGAGGTATTCAGTTAGGCAACGGTTATGCATCTATGCTGTGGAATGATAACAATGAGAGATGGACTTTTAATAAGGGTCTAGATGTTAGTGGAGGGCTCAAAATTCACAACACAATGACAACATCAAGTAACAGTGCTAGGATACATACTACTTTTTCCTCCTTTAAAATAGTATATTCAGAATCTCTTCCAGCGAGTATTGACCCGTCAGGTATTCAAGCTACAGGTGTCTGGCATGATGTTAGTGGTTGGAGTATAAGCTATTATGCGACATCTAGACATTCTCGTATGAAGATTGAAGCTAGAATCGCCTATACTTCCTCCACTGAAGCAGACCAAACTCTAAGCATTAGGTTAATGAGACCTGATGAGAGTGCTACATATGTACCCATATGTACTGATTTAAGTCTTGGTTCAAATATGGGTGTTTCAATTAATAATGTACATAATATTATATTTTATGATAGACTTCCGATCCCTGGTGATACATTTAATGTAACCTATAAACTACAATTAATGAGGAATTGCCCTGCTAATGATACAATTTCAACTCCGTTCGGTATTCAAGCATCTACCGGCAATTTTATGTCCCTTGAAGAACTTTATAGCCCTGCTTTAGCAAGCGGATAATAAATAAATAAAATAAAAAAACAATAAAAATAAAATAAAATAAAATAAAATAAAATAACTTATAAACTTATAAAATAAAATAAAATAAAAAACAATAAAAAAACAATAAAATAAAATAAAATAAAATAATTAATTAATTAATTAATTAACGAAACAATTAATATATTACTACAAATATTATTATAAATAAATAATGATAATTTTATTTAGAATAATTTATTTATGAGTGAAGCAATTCTTTTAGAAAGTGTTCCACAATATCCCGATTTTGATATAAATGGAATAGTTAAAACAGCGACCGAGTTAGGTTTGCAAATAAATAATTTCGTTACCTATTCACATGATGATCAAAATAAATCAAAATGCAGTATTGTAGACGATAGTACAGGAACAGTAAGAAGATTTAAATTACTTAAGTTACAACAACCATATAATACTGAACCTATTAATTACGGAGCATCATGGTATAAATTAGATAGTACCTCTAAAAATGTTTTAGAAGATTCGTTAAATTACGATTATAAATCTTATTACGACGTTTCAAATGGAAATTCTCTTGTATACCCATATTTATATGAAATATTTACTGAATTATCATTAACAAAAGCAATTAATTTACATAATTTACCCTACGGAAGTAAAGGAGGTAGCTGGACATATAATCATTCCAGTGGAACATTAGTATTTTCAGCATTCGGCAATTTAGCAGCGCAAAATTTATATAATGGGATTTATGTAATTAATGATACCAATAAACCCGTTATAAATGTATACAAATATATTGGTAGAAAAAGTATTTCCAATTTGACAAATCAAATCACTTCAATTGTTGGGTCTTATAATAATACATTAGAATTGTTATTAACATATATTAGCAATCAATCGCAAAAACTTTATAGATTAGAAGAACTTGTTACTAATAATAATAGCACTAATCTAAATACTAGCAATAAAGCACAATTTGAAAATAGTTTTTTTTTGACATCTACAAGCTTAACGCAAGATTTAAGCACATCATTATTTAATACTATTAATGTAGGTAATAATAGATCAGTTATAATCGATATTAATTTTTCATTATATTGTTGCAGCGCTCACAATGAACGAATAACAATTGAGCTATGGAGAGATGCAAGCATGCTTTCACAAAATAGAGACCTAGGGTCAGTAAATGCTACAGGTGGCATTACAATACCTTATAGCTTGACATATTTAGATGAAAATTTGAGCGCAGGTCTTAAAGTATATTATATAAAATATAAATTAGAAAATAATGACAGCACTGTCGAGCAAGGCATTATAAATGTTAAAACGTCTGAAATTGCCGGATCAAGTAATATAGTATTACGAGAAATTGTAAATACAGGCAATTATTCCAATAAAACAACATTTAATAATCAAAATTTAACAACAACAACATCAGATATACAAGATTTGAGTAATTCTTTTTATAATGCTATTAATGTATTTAATAGCAATGTTCAAATTAATATTAACACTAATTTATATTGCTCTTATGGTAGTAATGAACGAATAATTGTCGAGGTGTGGAGAGACGCAAGCATGATATCGCGGAGCAATGAATTAGGAACAATAAATGCTACCGGTGGATTAATTATTCCATATAGTTTTAACTACTTAGATAAGAATTTAGCAAATGGACCCAAAAAATATTACTTAAAATATAAATTAGAAAATAATCTTCATAGTCAAGAGCAAGGTATTATAAATCTTAATAGTCTTTATTCATCTGGTTCAGGTAACATATTATTAACAAATGTATCCAATATAACTTCTGATACATTAAATATAAGTGTAGGCGATTCGTTATCGCTTATTAATATTAATACTACCGTAATAACAACCGAAAACAATAGTTTTACAACTAAAACAAACCTTTTACAAGATTTAAGCGCATCACTATATAATACTATCGATATTTATAATAATACTCCCGTTTTAGTAGATGTAAATATTACTTTGTTGTGTTGCTACTCTTTTGATGAACGCATAACTATTGAACTATGGAGAGATTTAATCATGGTATCGCGAACATCAAATATAGGAATTACAAATGCAACCGGCGGATTTATAAGTAATTATAGATTATCCCTTTTAGATGAAAATGTTAACAATGGAACCAATAAATATTATATAAAATATAAATTAGAAAATAATGCTAGCGCACAAGAGCAAGGTATTATAAATATTAATATAACTTTATTGTCCGGTTCTTCAAATATTGTATTAAGAAAATTATAAAAAAACATTTTTTGCATTTTTTAGAAACTTTTAGAAACTTTTAGAAACTTTTTGAAACTTTTTGAAACTTTTAGAAATATTTTTAATTAATTTAATATTTTAAATTATTAAATTAATTTAATGAGTTAAAATTTAAAAATAAAAATGGTTTTTAATTATATAAAAAGTTTGGATGTCGGACCTCATTTTCAATCGAGTGACCGACAACTATGTGTATACCGGCTCTAGACTTCGCGCAGGATCAACCAGCTCTAAATTAAGTCTTACATCAACAGGTAGTCAATCAGTTATTGATTTATGCAATAATAGCAACATTGATATTAGCGCCAGCACCATCTTTCTTAACGGCCAAATTGTAAGTGAAGGCGGTATTCAAGTTGGCTCAGGAACTTTTGGTGGTAGAATTACTAAATCTACAAATCCTTATGAAATTGTTATTGACCCGTTCGGTGTTGATGGTGTAGACAGCACTACACAAGATGCGTCGGGCAGTGTTGTGATTATGGGTGATTTGATTGTTCGTGGTAATACTACAACCGTTTACTCTACTAATGTTGACATTAGTGATGTACTATTAACTCTTGCGTCTGGTTCAACATATACATCAATCACCGATGCTGATAACGCCGGTATTCAGTTAGGTAACGGATATGCTAACTTTGTATATAGCAAAACTGAAAATAGATGGACAACAAATGTTGGTCTAACTATTAGCGGTGGTTTAACTGTTGCAAGTGCTGTAAGTAATACCAATAAAATAACAGGTTATGCCGGTATTGATTATTCAGGAAACGTACTACCATTAACTAATGCTTCGCAGCTCCCTGTTACAATGAGCACTTTTACTTTGAAAAAAGACGCTCTTTCAGCAGCTATTGGTGATGTAAGCAATACATGGATTGATGCTCCTGGTTACATTGTTTCGCGAGTTGTATTAAGTGCTAATTCATACATTAAAATGGAATTTAAAGTTAACTATATTTCATCACCAGAAGCGGACCAAACTTTAAGTTTCCAAGTACTAAAGAGTATAACAGGAAGCGCAGGAACTTATGAGCCTGTGTTTTCTGATATAAGTTTAGGTTCAAATATGGGTGTTACATTTAACAATGTGTATTACGGCGCATTCATTGATGATCTTGCAGGCGCCACCTTCTCGCCTGCGCTCACCGTATTTTACAAACTACAGTTTAGAAGAGATTGCCCGTCAAATGATACTATATCTGTTCCATTCGGTATTGTAGCATCATCTGGTAATTACATTTCATTGCAAGAACTTTACGAACCTAATGCTTAATAACATTTATAAAAATAACATATTAATAAAAACATTATTAATTAAATAATACTAATACTAATATATATATAAAAAATATATATTAATGTTATAATAGTTGATGAGTTTGCATATTTTCAATAGCATTAATAAATCATGGAATATGTATTCACATACTTTATCATCTATTAGCGGAGATCATTTAACAATAAAGCCACAAGATGGAAAAAATATAATATTAGAGGTTTCTGGAAACAATTCTGTTTTTATTAAACGTGGAGATGTTTCCCATAATTTAAGCAATTTAATGGCAGGATTAGGGACTGCTTCAACTATTGGCAGTGGATCAGATGCTTCGTTAAGTAATGTTGATGTTTCAAGAAATTTAAATCCATTAATAGTTAATGGCTCAAGTATAGGCCTAGCAACTAAAAACTGGGGCAACGCATATGTAAACACTATTTATGCTGAAACATTAAATACTTATCGCGGCGACAAAACTTTAGCGCTAAATTCAGGCACATTATTGATTAGCGGCGAATTACTCGCAAAAAGCAACTTAAATCCCGCATTAACTAATAGGTCTAGTTTAGGTCTCTCAACTAATACTTGGAGCAATGCATATATACGCGACTTAAGTGCTGGTTCTATTGAATTAAGTGGAAATATATTACCGTCACGCGATTTAAGCTCTAATATAGGCACTTCATTAAGGCGTTTAAGCACACTAACTGTGGATGATTTGAGCATTAATAAAATCAATGGAGCAGTTTATAGTGCTTCAGGACCTGCTATTGTTCTTACATCAGTAAGCGGCGATATTATCCCTAGTATTAATAACCTTTTTAGATTAGGAGATGTTAGCAGAAATTGGGGTAATGCTTACTTACGTGATGTAAGTGTAAGCTCTATTGATGTTTCGCTCAATTTAAATCCTTTTTTAGCTAATGGGTCAAGCTTAGGTCTACCTAGCAAGTCATGGGGCAATGCTTATTTACGTGATGCAAGTGTAAGCATTATTGATGTTTCTTTGAACTTAAACCCATTGCTAGCTAATGGATCAAGTTTAGGTGTTCTTACTAGAAGATGGGGCAATGCTTATTTACGTGATGTAAGCACAAGCATTATTGATGTTTCTTTGAACTTAAATCCATTATTAAATAATGGATCGAGTTTAGGTGTTCCCGGAAAAAACTGGGGCAATGCTTATATACGCGATGTAAGCGTAAGCTCTATTGATGTTTCGCTCAATTTAAATCCTTTAAATGCTAATAGTGCAAGCTTAGGTCTTAGCACTAGAAGATGGGGCAACGCTTATATACGTGATATAAGTGTAACATCTATTGATGTTTCAATTAATTCAATAAATCCTTTTTTAAATAATGGATCCAGTTTAGGTCTTATTAGTAAGTTATGGCGCAATGCTTATTTTAGAGATTTGAGTGCAGGCAATATTGATGTAAGCACTAGCTTAATTCCTTTTGCAGTCGGATCAGGAGGAGGAGGAGCACTATCAGCAACCGGAGGCACTGTTACTATTAGTGGTGGATACACAATCCACAGCTTTACAACTGTAGGAACAACAACATTCACTGTTACGTCTCCCGGGTCAATCGACTATATTGTAGTAGCAGGAGGTGGTAGTGGTGGTACTGGGCGAGGTGGCGGTGGTGGCGCCGGTGGGGTTCTTGCTGGAACAACCACATTGTCGGCTGGATCTTATACTATTACTGTTGGTGCAGGTGGTGCAAGTAGCATAAACGATGCTCGAGGTAATAATGGTGAATCGTCTTCAATAGGAACCTTAATTGTCACAACAGGGGGGGGCGGTGGAGGTGGCTGGTCAACACCTACAGGTCAAAATGGTGGATCTGGTGGTGGACAGAATGGTGGAAATGGTGGAACAATAGGTCTAGGTATTAGTGGACAAGGATTTAATGGTGCTCCTCAGGTAAGTGATGGTTTAGGTGGTGGTGGCGGTGGTGCTGGCGCCGCTGGATCTGGATCAACGGGTGGTATTGGAATTACTAGTATATTAACTGGGACGTTAAGATATTATGCGGGCGGTGGAGGTGGAGGATCAAACGGGGGTCCTTCAGGTGTAGCATTTGGTGGAACCTATCAAGTAGCAAATGGAACATATGGAGGCGGAAACGGTTCACAAACACCAGGGACAAAGCAACCATTTCAGGACGCAGTAGCTAACACTGGTGGTGGTGGTGGAGCAAATGAAGGATATGCCGGTCCTTCAGGCGCAGGTGGCTCCGGTATTGTAGTAATTCGCTACTTAACATCTTCTGGTTCTGGTTCTGGTTCTACTGCTAATTCAAGCTTAGGTCTTTCCACTAAATATTGGGGCAACGCTTATATACGTGATGTAAGCGCTTCTGCTATTGAATTAAGTGGAAACATAATACCTTCAATTAATAATACTTTAAGTTTGGGTTCATCGTTAAGACGTTGGAACCGTGTATTTGTTGATAACTTAAACGTTTCTACTATTAATGGCGTTGCTTACGGATCAGGTGGAGGAGGTGGAGTTCTTTCTATTACTAACGACATGATCCCTTCTACAACCAATACTTATAGTTTAGGTAGCACGTCACGCTATTGGAATAATGCATATATTAACAATTTAAGAGCGTCAAATAGAGTGTATCAAGAAATTAGTGGAGATATAAGCTGGAGCGCAGTTAATGGGCATTATGTATTAGCAAAAGACGCTTATCCAAGTTTAAATCCGTTGTCGAGCGGAGATAAAGCGGTTCAAACTTGGACAGCTAGAGCGGTTCCTGAAGCTAATAGCTGGAGTTCTGTTTGTTGGTCACCACAACTTAGACTATTTGTTGCTGTTGCTATCAATGGAAGCAATAGAGTAATGATTTCATTTAATGGAATAGATTGGATAGCTAGACCAGCAGCACAAGCTAATCAATGGAGAAGTGTTTGTTGGTCACCAGAATTAATAAGATTTGTTGCTGTTTCTAGTGATGGAAATAATAGAGTAATGTATTCTTCTAACGGACTAGATTGGACATTAGCTCCTGTAATTACAAATGGAAATTTTACTTGGATAAGTGTATGTTGGTCATCTGAATTAGGTTTATTTGTTGCTGTTTGTCAAAATGATAATAAACATATGTATTCTAATAATGGTATAAATTGGACGGTAATAGTTAGAAGTTATGCAGCTGACTGGGGCAGTGTATGTTGGTCACCTCAACTTATATTATTTGTTGCTGTTTCATCGGGGGAGCCAAAAATTTCTAAAAATGGAATAGATTGGACACAGATAACACTACTAACACCAACACCACTATGGACAAATGGAACTTTTTGGAAGAGTGTATGTTGGTCACCACAACTAGGATTATTTGTTGCTGTTGCTGATGGTGGAACATATAGAGCAATGACTTCTGGTAATGGCATAAATTGGACTTATATACTAAATGTGCCAAACGCTAGTTGGTGGAATGTAACTTGGTCACCAGAACTAGAATTATTTGTTGCTGTTGCTCATAGTGGAAGTATAATGACTTCACCTAATGGAATAAATTGGACTTCAAGAACATCACTGGCTGGTATATGGTATAGTTCTTGTTGGTCTCCTGAACTAGGAATTTTTGTTGCTGTTGGTTATGGGACAAATCGAGTAATGACGTCTTCTTTAAGAGGGCGTCCTCCAACAAGTTATAACGTGTTTGATAGCAGTTTTAATAGCATCGATCAAACCGGTAAATGGACTTTTCAAAGTATTTATAGTCCAACAATGACAGTACAAAGTGCAAACGTAAACTCAGATGATAGATTAAAGCATAACGAAGTTGTTATTACTAATGGACTAGACGTTATTGATAAATTAAATCCGAAGTTTTACCAAAAAACGCTAACATTGTTAGACGCAAGTTATAACGGAGATTTAAGCGGATACATTTGGTCTTATGAAGCGGGTTTAATCGCCCAAGAAGTATTACAAATTCCTGATTTAAGCTTTGCCGTAAGTGGAGGAGATTATTATCAAGAAACCATTAATTATTACGATATAAGCTATATTTTAAAGAACCAAAGTAATGACCCAAGCACTAATTATGACCCAAGCACTAATTATATTAAAACAGCTAATTATTACGACATTAGCTCTAATTATGACGTAAGCTACAATTTAATAAAGCAACCATATGCTTTAAATTATAATTCTGTTTTTACATATGGAATTGCTGCTATTAAAGAATTACATGCAAAAGTAAAAATACAAGAAACAACTAATTTAGATGAGCAATTAAATAGTTTAATTGAGAGAATAGAAGCATTAGAGGCATAATTAATAACACATATTAAAATTAAAATAACATAATATACATATTTGTATTAATGTATTAATATATATATAAAAAATATATATATATATTATAATAGTTGATGCCATGAGTTTACATATTTTCAATAGCAATAATAAATCATGGAAAATGTATACGCATACATTATCATCTATTAGTGGAGACCATTTAACAATAAAGCCACATGATGGAAAAAATATTATATTAGAGGTTTCTGCAAACAATGCAATTTTTATGAAGAACGGAGACACTTCTTATAATTTAAGTAATTTAATAACTGGAGGACAACTATTAGGAGGTGCAACACCTATTGTGAGCGGTTCAGACGCTTCATTGAGTAATGTTGATATAAGTGGAAATTTAAATCCATTAATTGCAAATGGTTCAAGTATAGGCCTGGCAACTAAAAATTGGGGTAATGCATATATTAACGCTATTTATGGTGAAACATTAAATACTTATCGCAGCGATAAAACATTGTCAATAAATTCCAATATAGTGATGATAAGCGGTGAATTAATTACAAGCGGAAATATAAACCCTTTTTCAAATAACGGATCAAGCTTAGGACAATCTAGCAAAACATGGGGCAACGCATATATACGCGACTTAAGTGTTAGTTCTATTGAAGTAAGTGCTAATATAATGCCTTTTCGAGATTTAAGCTCTAATTTGGGGTCTTTGTTGAGGCGATGGAACACATTATTTATTGATGACTTAAGTGTTAATAGAATTAATGGGCAAGTTTTTAGTGCAGGAACTGCTATTGTTCTTACTTCAGTAAGCGGTAATATAATCCCTAGTAGCACAAATCTTTTTAAATTAGGAGATGTTAGCAGAAATTGGAGTAATGCTTATATACGAGATGTAAGCGTAAGCTCTATTGATGTTTCATTGAACTTAAATCCTTTATTAAATAATGGTTCAAGTTTAGGTCTAATTAACAAGTTATGGGGCAATGCTTATTTACGCGATTTAAGCATAAGCTCTATTGATGTTTCGCTCAATTTAAATCCTTTAAATGCTAATAGAGCAAGTTTAGGTGCTCCTAGTAAGTTATGGGGCAATGCTTACTTACGTGATGTAAGTGCAAGTAATATTGATGTTTCTTCCAATTTAAATCCATTAACAAGCAATGGTTCAAGTTTAGGTATTATTACTAGAAGATGGGGCAATGCTTACTTACGTGATGTAAGCGTAAGTATTATTGATGTTTCTTTGAATTTAAACCCTTTATTAAACAATAGATCAAGTTTAGGTCTTCCAGGAAGAACATGGGGCAATGCTTATATACGCGATGTAAGCGTAAGTAATATTGATGTTTCTAGCAATTTAAATCCTTTTTCATCAGGAACTTCAGGAACTGTTGGTATGACACAAGGAACAGGTGGTACTGTGTCAATTAGCGGTGGATATATAATACACAGCTTCACAACTACAGGGACGTCCGCTTTTGTTCCTGCGTCTAGTGGTTCAGTTGAGGTCTTAATTGTTGGCGGTGGTGGAGGTGGTGGGCCTACACTTGGTGGTGGTGGTGGTGCAGGTGGTGTAATTTGGATACCTGCTACAAATGTTATACTTGGGGCTAGCTATGAAGTTATAGTAGGTGCTGGTGGGGGTCAACAGACCAATGGACAACTAAGTCGTGTTTTTGGAGCAACAGCTGCTGGTGGTGGAACGAGCGGACAATATGATAGTGTAGGCACTAACGGTGGTAGTGGTGGAGGAGCCGGTGGTGATAATCATGATGGAATACTTAATAAGGGCGGAGCAAGTAGTGGTAATATTTTAGGAACAAATAATGGGATTGCTAATGTGGGTATAATTTATGGTTGTAGTGGTGGCAGTATGATACTGGCTCGCAATGGTGGTCCTATTCGAGGAGCAGGTGGTGGTGGAGCCGGAGGTCAAGGATTAGATACAGACCCGAATAGTACAGGCGATACAGGACAAACAGGTATGGGTTCAGGTGGTGTTGGTGTAGTTAATGCTATTCTAGGACCAAGTTATTATTGGGGTGGCGGTGGTGGTGGTGGCGCCTACCAACCACAATCAGGTGGTTGGGGAGGTCTTGGTGGTGGTGGTGGTGGTGGTGGCAATGGTGGAGTAGGAACGGGTGGTGGGTCAGCACTTAATAGTGGCTTTAGTGGGTCAGGTTTAACTGGTGGCAATGGTGGTCCCAATACTGGTGGTGGCGGTGGTGGTGGTGGTTATGTGGCTCCTGCGGGAGCAGGTGGCTCCGGTATTGTAGTAATCCGCTACTTACAGTCTGTAGCAGGTGCAAATAGTGCAAATACTTCAAGCTTAGGTCTTAGCACTAGAAGATGGGGCAATGCTCATATACGTGATGTAAGTGTGACTTCTATTGATGTTTCAGGCAATTTAAATCCTTTAATAGCTAATGGTTCAAGTTTAGGTCTTATTACTAGAATATGGAATAATGCTTATATACGAGATCTAAGTGCAAGATCTATTGAAATAAGCGGAAACATGTTTCCACTAGTCAATAACAATTCAAATTTGGGTTCTGCGTCAAATATATGGAAAAACCATTTTGTTGTTGATTTAAGTGTTAATACTGTTAATGGAGCGGCATATAGTGCTGGCGGTGGCGGTTCTTCTTATGTTATTACTTCAATAGGTAGTGATATACCTCCGTCAATAACAAATACTTATAGCTTAGGTAGCACGTCACGCTATTGGAATAATGCATATATTAATAATTTAAGAGCGTCAAATAGAGCTTATCAAGAAATTAGTGGAGATATAAGCTGGAGCGCGGTTAATGGACATTATGGATTGGCAAAAGATGCTTATCCGGGTTTAAATCCTTCATCGAGTGGTGTTAAAGTGGTTCAAACATGGATATCAAGAACAGTTCCAGTAGCTAATGAGTGGTCTGGTATTTGTTGGTCTCCAGAACTTGGACTATTTGTTGCTATAGCTTGGGGTGGATCAAATAATAGAGTAATGACTTCGCCAAATGGAATAACATGGACCGCTAGATTTACTGCTGATGCCAATGCATGGCGTTTTGTTTGTTGGTCTCCACAACTTAGGTTATTTGTTGCTATTGCTTATAGTGGAACAAATAGAGTAATGACTTCGCCAGATGGAATAACATGGACAGGACAATCACAAGGTATAGAAGCCAATTCTTGGCGTGCTGTTTGTTGGTCTCCAGAACTTGGACTATTTGCTGCTATATCTGATGATGGAAATAATAGAGCAATGACTTCTCCAAATGGAATAACTTGGACTCCGAGAACAACACCAGAAACTAATGGCTGGATTAGTATTTGTTGGTCGCCAGAACTAGGATTATTTGTTGCTGTTGGATCTGCTTCTGTATCTGTTGTAATGACTTCTAACAATGGAATAAATTGGACGGCAAGAACAGTTTCAGGAGCTAATGCATATACATGGCATGGTGTATGTTGGTCTAAAGAACTAGGTTTATTTGTAGGTGTTGCCCATGGTGGTAATAGAGTATTAACATCTAATAATGGAATAAATTGGTCTATGATAATACTACCATTTTCCAATAATAATAGCTGGACAGGTGTATGTTGGTCTGGAGAACTAGAATTATTTGTTGCTATTGCTCAAGAAGGAACAAATAGAGTAATGACTTCACCTGATGGAATAAATTGGACATCAAGAACAGCAGTAGAAAGTATGTACTGGTATGGTATTTGTTGGTCTCCAGAACTTGGAATATTTGCAGCTGTTGCCTGGTCAGGAGCAAGTCAAGTAATGACTTCTTCCTTAAGAGGTTGTCCTCCAACAAGTTATAACGTTTTTGATGCGTCTGCTAGTGTTACAGGAGGTACGGCCAATGTTTCAAGTAATAGCATTTCCGAAACCGGCACATGGAGTTTTGCAAATGTAGCTACAACAGGAACTCTTACTGTAAATACAACAGTTTATAATTCAGACGACCGCCTAAAGCATAATGAGGCTATTATAGTTAATGGATTAGCAGTTATTGATAAACTTTGCCCCAAGTTTTATCAAAAAACACAGAACATATTAGACGCAAGTTATAACGGAGATTTAAGTGGATATGCTTGGATATATGAGGCAGGTTTAATTGCTCAAGAAGTATTACAAGTTCCTGATATAAGCTTTGTTGTAAGTGGAGGAGATTATTATGAAAATGTAATGAATTATGATGTAAGCTATACACTAAGTTATTATGAGCAAAAAATGAATAGTGACCTAAGTTTTGCAAATGGTTACAAAGAACAAAAAATTAGCAATGATTTAAGCTTTACTATTAGTTATTATCAACAAAAAATGAATAGCGATTTAAGTTTTGATATAAGTTATAATATAGAACAAATTATTAGCGATTTAAGTTATGATGTTAGTTATCATATACTAAAAATGAACAATGATTTAAGTTTTCATATTAGTTATAATGAGCAAAAAATCAATTATGATTTAAGTTTTGAGCTTAACTATTATCAACAACAAGCTATTAATGATTTAAGTCGTGCTAATGCTTATGAAGTAAGCAGCAATTTAATAAGACAACCATATACGCTAAATTATAATTCGGTTTTTGTATATGGACTTGCTGCTATAAAAGAATTACACGCAAAAGTAAAAGCACAAGAAACAACTTTATTAAATCGGCAAGCAATTATAAATACTTTAAAATCTAGAATAGAAACATTAGAACATGGGTTGTCGTCGAGTTAATATGATAATACATTTTTATTTATTATTTATTATTTATTATTTTTATTAATAAAAAATAAAAAAATGTTATATAATTATGTGTAATAATAATATATATATTAATATTTAGTTTATATATATAGCAGTTTGATGAGCTTACATAATTTCAATAGTGGCAATAAATCATGGAAAATGTATGCGCATACTTTATCATCTATTAGCGGAGACCATTTAACTATAAAGCCGCATAGTGGTAGAAATATAATATTAGAGGTTTCTGCAAACAATGCTATTTTTATTAAGCAAGGAGACACTTCTCATAATTTAACTAATTTAATAAGTGGATCAGGAACAGGAATTGTTAACGGATCAGATGCTTCGTTCGCTAATATTGATATAAGCGGAAATTTAAATCCTTTAATTGTTAACGGGTCGTCTATTGGTGTAGCAACCAAAAATTGGAATAGTGCATATATTAACACTATATATGGCGAAACATTAAATACGCGTCATTACAGTCAAAGGTTTGGTAATAGCTTATTGAACATGTTAGGACAAGACATTAGCAATGGACCTCCATTAGCTAATAACAATAATAAAATAGCAATTTCAAATGATGGAAGAGTAGTTGCATTATCTTCGTCTTCACATAGCGACATTTCAAAAGGCAGGGTTTATGTTTATGAGTTGTCATATAATCAAGTGTCTTATAGTTGGACCCGGTTAGGATTAAGCAGTGAAATTATTGTTGGGCTAAGTAATGATGACCAATTTGGCTGGGATTTAGCTTTGTCAAGTGATGGAAGAATTGTTGCTGGTAGCTCAATACTTAATGATAGTAGTGGAACTAACTGTGGGCAAGTTAGGCTATTTGAGCTAAGTAATAATATATGGAGACAAAAAGGGTCTAACATTAATGGCCCAAGAGTTGCTAGTGAAAGCGGTTATTGTATAAGTTTAGCAGGAAGTGGAAACAGAATTGCTATTGGTGCTTGGAAAGATAATTCAAATGGAACTAACGCAGGAGCCGTTAGAGTATATGACTTTAGTGCAAGCATAAATGATTGGAGACAACAAGGACAAACATTGTTAGGCGTTTCTGGATCTTATGAAGGTTATGTAACTGCTTTATCATTAGACGGGCTAACATTGGCAACAGGATGTTTAAATGTTAATAATGCTAATAACATAGTTAATGCGGGACAAGTAAAAACATTTACAATTTCAGGCAATACATGGACATCTAAAGGTATTATTCAAGGACCTGATATAAGTTATTTATACTTTGGGAGAGCTATGAAATTATCGGCTAATGGAAATGCTATTGTTATTGGAGCACCTGGATATGGTCCTCTTGGAACTGTTAGTAGTTCTGTTTCTGCTACAGCAATTGATTACACAGCAACTCCAGTATATGAAATTAATAATGTAAGTCGCACTTGGAATCAACATAGGTCTAATGCAAGAACTGTCCTTGGCCGTGATTTAGCTGTTATTTTAAACGCAACACAAAACACAAGTGTTTCCACTCTTTCAGGACGTCCAAGTAATGGTAGTTATATTATAGGTGGAAGTAGGCGTTCAACATCTACAAATCCTGCAGGTACAACTGCAACAGATTTTGAATGGGTTACAGGAGCTCCTTGGAGTTATCATAATTTTTTCCCTGGAGGCAGTGGTTATGGAGCAGAACCGGCCGCTTCAAACGGGTCAGTAGTTAGGTTTGGTTTTTATACTACATCATATACTATGTATAATCAAGTTTGGGATAATTATGGAACAAAAGATACCGATTATTTTGGAGCTATTTATGGGACTTATCCTACTACAACAACAACAACAACAACAACAACTATTACAGGAGGAAATATTGGACAAACCTATGTATATGGATATGTGGGCGGAACTTCATGGACACAAGTAGGACAAACTATTCAAGGTATTTCAGGCGATGAGCTTGGGTCATTTGTATCAATGTCTAATGATGGGTCAATTATTACACTAGGGGGTCGCTCTAGTGCCGATAATAATTTTAGATGTAATGTTCAGTTCTTTAAAAATATTAACAATTATTGGATTAAATTAGGGCAAACTATTAATGGATTTGTTAATAATAGCGCAATAGCTTATAATCATGCCTTAGCTGGAGACGGAACAACTTTATTTCATAACTTAGGAACACAATCTTCAAGAGTTTATGGTATGGATAAAACCTTAGCAATTAACTCCAATATATTAACAATAAGTGGTGAATTAATTACAAGCGGAAATATAAATCCTTTAACAAGTATTAGTTCAAGCCTAGGTCTCTCCACAAAATATTGGGGTAATGCTTACATAAAGGATATAAGCACATCTTCTATTGAAGTAAGTGGAAATATAATATGCTCGCGTGATGTAAGCATTAATTTAGGGTCGTCATTGAGGCGCTGGAAACATGTATTTTCGGATGACTTAAGTGTTAATAAAATCAATGGTCAAGTTTATGGCGGGTCTTCTTCAATTAATCTTACTTCAATAAGTGGCAATATAATTCCTTCTACAACTAATGTTTTTAGATTAGGAGATGTTAGCAGAAATTGGAGTAATGCTTATATAATTGATGCAAGTGTAAGCTCTATTGATGTTTCGCTAAACATAAATCCTTTATTAAATAATGGTTCAAGTTTAGGTCTTAATGCTAGAAGATGGGGCAATGCTTATTTACGTGATGTAAGTGTAAGCATTATTGATGTTTCTGGCAATTTAAACCCTTTAAATGCTAATGGTTCAAGCTTAGGTCTCTCCACAAAATATTGGGGCAATGCTTATTTAAGGGATGTAAGCACTAGCATTATTGATATTTCAGGCAATTTAAATCCATTAACTAATAATGGATCAAGTTTAGGTCTAATCGGAAGAACATGGGGCAATGCTTATATAAGGGATTTAAGCGTAAGCTCTATTGATGTTTCAAGCAATTCAATTAGCCCTTTTGTAAATAATTCAGCAAGTTTAGGTGCTCCTAATAAGTCGTGGGGCAACGCTTATATACGTGATGTAAGCGTAAGCTCTATTGATGTTTCTGGCAATTTAAATCCTTTAACAAGCAATACTTTAACATTGGGCTTACCTACTAGAGTATGGGGCAATGCTTATATACGCGATTTGAGCATTAGCTCTATTGATGTTTCAAGTAATACAATAAGTCCTTTTTTAAATAATGGGTCAAGTTTAGGCCTTATTAGCAAAACATGGGGAAACGCTTATTTAAGGGATGTAAGTGTAAGTAATATTGATATTTCTCAGAACTTAAATCCTTTAGTATCAGGATCATCAAGTGTAACGGTGGCACAAGGAACAGGCGGAACTGTGTCAATTAGCGGTGGATACATAATCCACAGTTTTACAACAACAGGAACGTCTGCTTTTGTTCCTGCGTCTAATGTAAATGTTGAGGTCTTAATTGTTGGCGGTGGTGGAGGCGGTGGGCCTACTCTTGGTGGTGGTGGTGGTGCTGGTGGAGTAATTTATATACCTTCTACAAATGTTATACTTGGGGCTAGCTATGAAGTTGTTGTAGGTGATGGTGGGGCATCAGGAACAAATGGACAATTTAGTCGTGTTTTTGGAGCTACTGCAGCAGGCGGTGGAACAAGTGGAACACATGATAGTGGAGATGGAACAGCAGGTGGGTCTGGTGGTGGTGCAGCATCCAATAATAGCAGACTAAATCAAGGTGGTGGGACTAGTGGTAATATTCTAGGAACAAATAACGGTGTTGCTAATGTTGGGTTTATTTATGGTTGTAGTGGTGGACATATGACAACTGCTCGTGGTGGTGATCCATGCAGAGGAGCAGGTGGTGGGGGAGCAGGAGCTAAAGGATTAGATACAAATTCTAATATTACAGGCGATACAGGTCAAACAGGTGCTGGGTCAGGTGGTGTTGGTATTGTCAATGCTATTCTTGGACCAAGTTATTATTGGGGTGGTGGTGGTGGTGGTAGCGGCTATAATAATCAATTTGGTGGTTGGGGTGGTCTCGGTGGTGGTGGTGGAGGGGCAGGTAATAGTGGAGGAGGAACTGGTGGTAAATCAGCTCTTGTTGATGGTTCTAACGGTCAAGTAGGTGGTGACACTAATGGAGGTAATGGTGGTACAAATACTGGCGGTGGTGGTGGTGCTGGTGCTTGGTATAGCGGACTAGGTGGCAAAGGTGGTTCCGGTATTGTAGTAATTCGCTACTTACAAGGGACGTCTGGGTCAAGCGGTTCAAATTTGGGTTCTGCGCTAAAACGATGGAAAAATATATTTGTTGGGGATTTAAGTGTTAATACTATAAACGGATTACCTTATGGTTCTGGCGGAGGTGGAGCGGCATCTATTGTTTATAGTACAGGCGGTTCTGCTATAGTCAATTCATCTATTGTTAGCGACATGATCCCTTCTACAACAAATACTTATAGTTTAGGTAGCACGTCACGCTATTGGAACAATGCATATATTAACAATTTAAGACTGTCTAATAGAGGTTATCAAGAAATTAGCGGTGATATAAGTTGGAGCGCAGTTAATGGATATTATGGATTGGCAAAAGATGCTTATCCTGGTTTAAATCCTTCATCGAGTGGAGTAAAAGCGGTACAAACATGGAATGGGAGAAGTGCATCAAATGAAGGCAGTTATTGGCATGGTATTTGTTGGTCGCCAGAGCGTGGAATATTTGTAGCTGTAGCTTATAGTGAAGGCGCAGCAACTAGAGTAATGACTTCATCAACTGGAATAACTTGGACTTCTAGAGCATCGCCTAGCAATGGTTGGATCAGTGTTTGTTGGTCACCACAACTAATGTTATTTGTTGCCGTTGGTATTGATGGAGCAAATAGAGTAATGACTTCGCCAGATGGAATAACTTGGACAGGGAGAACATCAGCAAATGAAACCAGTTCTTGGTATTCTGTTTGTTGGTCACCACAACGATCATTATTTGTTGCTGTATCTAATGGTGGAACAGGTAGAGTAATGACTTCACGCGATGGAATAACTTGGACTGGGAGAACATCATCAAATGAAACTAATCCTTGGAATAATGTTTGTTGGTCACCAGAACTAACGTTATTTGTTGCCGTTGCGTTTGATGGAGCAAATAGAGTAATGACTTCTCCTGATGGAATAACTTGGACTGGACGAACATCATCAAATGAAACCAATCAGTGGTGGAGTGTATGTTGGTCTCCAGAACGCGCATTATTTGTTGCTGTAGCTACAAGTGGAACAAATCAAGTAATGACTTCTCCAGATGGAATAACTTGGACTGGAAGAAAATCATCAAATGAAGGTAATGGATGGCAAAGTGTTTGTTGGTCACCACAACTAGGAATATTTGTTGCTGTAGCTCGGTATGGAGTATCACAAAGAGTAATGTATTCGTTTAATGGAATAACATGGACTGGGAGAGTATCATCAAATGAAACCAACGAGTGGCTTTACGTATGTTGGTCACCTGAACTAGGAATATTTGCTGCTATATCTCCTGGTGGAACAAATAGAGTAATGACTTCTTCCTTAAAAGGTCGTCCTCCAACAAGCTATAATGTATTTGATAGCAGTTTTAATAATATTGATGAAACTGGTAAATGGAATTTTTTAAATATTGCTATATCAGGTACTATGACTGCCGGATCTACAAATGTCAGTTCAGATGACAGAGTAAAGCATAATGAAGTTGGCATTACTAACGGATTAACAATTATTGATCAACTAAATCCTAAGTTTTACCAAAAAACTTTCTCCATGTTAGACGCAAGTTATAACGGTGATTTAAGCGGCCATGCTTGGACTTATGAAGCAGGTTTAATTGCTCAAGAAGTATTACAAGTTCCTGATATAAGCTTTGTTGTAAGTGGAGGAGATTATTATGAAAAAGTAATGAATTATTACGATATAAGCTATACACTAAGTTATTATGAGCAAAAAATGAATAGTGACCTAAGTTTCACAAATTATTACAACACACAAAAAATTAACAATGATTTAAGCTTTACTATTAGCTATTATAAGGAAAAAATGAATAGTGATATAAGTTTTGATGTAAGTTATAATTACAATAATAATATAGAACAAATACTTAGCGATTTAAGTTTTGATATGAGTTACATTATACAAAAAATGAACAATGAAGCAAGTTTTTATATTAGTTATAATGAGCAAAAAATAAATTATGATTTAAGTTTTGAGCTTAACTATTATCAACAACAAGCTATTAATGATTTAAGTCGTGCTAATGCTTATGAAGTAACCACCAATTTAGTAAGCCAAATATATGGTGTAAATTATAATTCGCTTCTTACTTATGGGCTAGCAGCTATAAAAGAATTGCATGCAAAAGTAAAAGCACAAGATCTAAGTTTGTTAGAGCAGCAAGCAACCATAAATAGTTTAGCAGCAAGATTACAAGCACTAGAGCCAAATAATATTTAATAAAACAATATAAAAACAACGCATTAAAATTAATAGATACCTGAATTTTACTTTTAAAAGCTTTAATACATTTAATTGTTAAATTATTATTATTAATCTATAATAATAATAATATAATAATATAGCAATGTCAACAGGACTTAACAAGATTGTTACAAGTATAAGCGCATTAACTGATGATATAATTATGCCTAATGCTAATGACGTAGTTTGTATTGATACTGAAAATAGCCGTATTGGTGTGAAAACGTCGTCCCCTGCATATGATATAGATGTTAGCGGAACAGTGAAAACAAATATTCTTATATTAGGAGATGCAAGTATGATTTATTTAGATACAAGAATTTTTACATCAAATAATATTAGAATAAATGCTGAAATTAGTTGCAATAGTTTTATAACCAACACCTTAACAACACGAGACATGAGTGCAAGTTCATTGTTTTATGTAAATAATATTAGACCATTTAATAATGCTAATCCTCTATGTATTAGTGGTAATGTATTAATGGATAGTTCTTTAACGTTGCTTAATAGAGCAAAATTATTTGTAAATAATATTAATCCATTTCTAGGCAATGATATATCAATAAATGGTTCACTAATAATTGATGGGTCTTTAAATATTAGAGGGACAGGATATACCTCAGTGGGAATGATAATTTCATCTGACGACAGATTAAAACACAATGAAGAACTTATAACTAACGCTTTATCAACAATACGGCAATTAAGCCCCCAAATTTACCAGAAAACAGCCACTTTTAAAGATCCACATTATAGGGGTCCATTAACCGACCCATACATAATAGAAGCAGGTCTAATTGCCCAAGAAGTAGAAAAAATAGATGAGCTAAAATTTAGTGTAATTAACGGTAACGAACAAAGCCCATATAGCTTAAATTATAATAATATTTTTGTATATAGTTTGGCAGCTCTCAAAGAATTGGATAGTCAAGTCCAAACAATAAATGAAAACTTAAATAAAAACGAGAATTTTATTAAAAACGAAGGTTCTAATGATTTAGCATCCATTGTAAATAATAAAATACAATATATAGGAGAATTAGTTAAAAAAATAGAGCTTTTAGAAAGCAGACTGGCAAATATTGAGAAAGCATTTTAAAAGCATTATAAAAAAGATTTAAAAAGCATTAATAATAAATATTATTTAGTAATCTTATTACTTAAAAATTTAATTAATAATATTATAAATAAGCTATGAGCGAAAATTCTTCAATAAATACGCTAATTGGGACATTTTCGGCTATTGGTTCTATTACAAACAGAAATATTGATCCTAGTAACCTAATTTGTATAGATACACAATATAATAGAATAGGAATTAATACCATCGACCCATCATGTAGTATTACTATTGTTGATAGTTCTTCTAATATTAACGGTAATCCTAATATAGGTATTTATAGTCCAAGGCTCTATTTTGATTTAAGCTGGTTACCAATATCTAGAGCTGCTGCTGGTATTGGACAAGTATATGTAGGTACTGACGAAACATTAAAAGTAAAATTAAGAGAAACATTATAAAATCAACATAAAATCAACATAAAATCAACATTATAAACTTTTATTAATTTTTTATTTATTTTTACGCATTCAATAAATTCATAAAAAATTAATAAAATATTAATAGTATAATAATATTTAATAACGTTAATATGGAAAGAAATTTTAATGAAGATAGACGGTTTAAACTATATGGCGACAAATTATTTAGTATACATGCAAGCAACAATTTAATAATTGAAACATCATATAATAATATTGATTTTTGTAGCAATGCAGTAATTTTCGATGGACATGTTGAATTAAATAGAGTAATTTGCAATAATATAAGTATTTCTAATGTTTCAGAAATATCCAGTAATTTTGTATATGTTAACAATATAGATTTACCTAGTAATAATAAACTAAAATATAACAGTGTTAATAATGGATATATTAGAAATACGAGCATCGGTATAGATAATACGAGTTATACTATAGGAAGAAGCGACGCTTATTTTACATATATTAATGTGAGTGGTGGCGACGCAAGTTTTAACACTAATCTCACTATAAACAAAGATTTGCGCATTGATGGAACACTAACTATAAGTAATGATTTATTAATAAATGGAAATAATTTTGCATCTATTGAAAATAGTTTTAATATTTACAGAGCCGCATTAGAGCAAAATTTTTATAGTGCTAAAATTGTTACAAACGATTTAAGTGCATCAGCTATTTCAATAAGCAATAATTTAGTAGCGCTTAAAACCGCCTATTTTAATGACATAAGCATAAATGGACAATTACTTAATAACGTGCTAAAAGTGCCGGGGTTATTTACTATTGACCCCTCTGGACATGGCAATGCTAGCGGAACATTAATTATTAATGGCGATTTAACGGTAAATGGGCTTCAAACATCTATTGCGTCATCTGTCGTCGACATATGTGATCTGGCTATTACGCTAGCTTCAAACTTGGTCTTAGCAAATATACAAGATTTGTCAAGCACTAATGCAGGACTAGACATTTCAAATATTGCATCATTAAAATACAATGGAACACTTTGGAACTTTAGCGGCGGACAATTAAGCGTCCAAAATAAGAAAGTCTTGCTTATTGATGATGTTTCGCTGGCTAAACGCGACTTTGACTTATCAATAAATGAATTTAAAGCAGATTTTAGTTCATCGTTTTTCGCATTAAAAAGGAATATAGACAATTCTTATAATGCTACTTATAGTCGAAACCAAATTACTAATAAGTTTATATTAAAATCTAATTTTGACATTTCTTCAACTTCTTTGCGATCTTATGTAGATAGTTCATATATTTCCAAAAACACATTTACTATTTCATACGGAGACATATTAACACTTATGGATACTTCTTATGCAGAGCAAAGAAGAGTTGGAGCTCTTAATCAATTTGATAGTTCATTTAATACTTTTAATGAAAAACTCGATATTTCGTACTTATTAAATAGTGTTTTTGAAGCGTCGCATAATAAAATAAAAACAGATTTTGACATTTCATTTGCTACTATTAATGCAAGTAATATTACTACGTCGGCTTCATCTATTACTATTGATAATATAAACACTAAACACTTTAGTCAAACATTTGCTAATAGTTTATGGAACCAGCTTGGACTAGATATTAGCTTTTCTAATCCTATAGTTTTAAATGGTATTTCAAACAATGGAAGAGTGGTTGCTTTAACTGAACCAGCGAATGCTTCAAATAGAGGCAGACTTTATGTTTATGAAATAAGTTTTAATGGAACAACTTATAGTTGGCAGACTTTGGGACTAAGTAGTGAAATTATGGTGGGACAAACCACTAATACACTTTTTGGAGGTGATGGTAACAGTGTAATTTCTTTGTCAAGCGATGGAAGAGTTGTTGCTGTAAGTGATACTAGTGGAACTGATACTGGACAAGTTAGAGTATTTGAGTTAAGTGCTAATGTATGGAGACAGCGAGGACAACTTATAAATGGAAAACCAATAGTTAATTATAAATTAGGCTATAATATTGCTTTATCAGGAAATGGAAATATTCTTGCTGCTTCAAGTCGTTTGAATAATGGAGAAGTCCTTGTTTATGAGTTAAGTGCTAATACTAATAATTGGATACAAATGGGACAAGACATTAGTGGAACTAATAATGTCCAACAAGGATTTTCTATGTCATTATCATTAGACGGAACAACACTTGCTGTAGGTCCTCGTACATCAGCGACACCAACGGTTAATATTTATAGATTTAATAATACCAGAAATCCGCGAGCATGGAATTTTATAGGCATAATTAACGGGACTACTATTGATCAGTATTTTGGATGGAATATAAAGTTATCAAGTGATGGAAATACTATTGTAGTTGGCGGTATTGGATATGGCGCAGCTGCCGGCAACACCACTAACGGAATAGGAAGTGTTAGTGTTTATAAAACTATTAGTGGAGATACGATGGAACCTAGTATTTGGACAGGTATTGGTTCCAATACTTTTTCGAATGCAGGATATGGAGTAGCATGGAATGGAACACGTTTTGTTGCAGTAGGACAAGGAACAAATAGCATTGCTTACTCAACGGATGGTATTAGTTGGACTGGGGCTGTAAATAGTACCCTCATCTTTTCAGGTCTAGGATTTGGTATAGGATGGAATGGAACTCGTTGGGTAGCAGTAGGAACAGGAACAAATTGTATTGCTTACTCGCCAAATGGTATTAATTGGACGCCAGTTATAAATAGTACTAACATATTTTCAATTGCAGGACTTGGTGTTGTGGGTAATGGAACTACATGGGTCGCAGTAGGACTTGGAACAAATTCTATTGCTTATTCGTCTGATGGTATTACATGGGCACCATCTATAAACAGTACCACCATCTTTTCAGATCAGGGAAAAGGTGTAGCGTGGAATGGAATTCGTTTTGTTGCAGTAGGAAAAGGAATAAATACTATTGCTCATTCGACAGATGGCATTACTTGGACAGCGGTTACAAACAATACAAACATTTTTTCAAATGAAGGAAATGGAATAGCGTGGAATGGAAGTCGCTTTGTTGCAGTAGGAGCAGGAATAAATAGTATTGCTTACTCGTCGGATGGTATTACTTGGAATGGGGTTATAAATAGTACCACATTATTTTCAACTGCAGGATCTAATGTAGCATGGAATGGATCTCAATGGGTTGCAGTAGGAAGTGGAACAAATAGTATTGCTTACTCGTCTGATGGTATTAATTGGACTAGGGTTGTAAATAATACCAGCATCTTTTCGAGTATAGGAAGAAGTGTAGCATGGAATGGAACTCGTTGGGTTGCTCTAGGAATTGGAACAAATACTATTGCTTACTCAGAGAGTATTGCGCAATGGTCTCAATTAGGACAAACGTTATACGGAGCATCTGCTAATGACCTATTTGGTCAATGGGTACAAATATCTAATGATGGAACAATAATTTCAGCAGGTGGAGCTAGTAGTTATGTAAGAGTATATAAACTTTATTCAAATACTTGGATACAACTTGGGCAAATGCTTAATGGAACTGGAATAACACCAAATTTGGGAACTCCAGTGCACGCTCTTTCAGGTGATGGAACAACATTGTTTCAAGTAATAAATAAATCAGTTGGTAATACTTCACGTGTTTATGGAATAAACAAATCATTGTCATTTATTCCATCTACAACAACAATTAGCACAACAATAAGCGGTGACTTAGCAGTAACAGGTAAAGCATATTTAAAATCATTTAGAATTTCCAATAAACATAATTTTGACGTTTCTATTAATGGTTATAGCTCGCATTATTTGGTAGCAACAGATATTAGTGCTTCTATTGTTGACTATTATAGCAATGTAGGTTATATTTATAATAAAGTATTTAAGATTGATGCGTGTGGAAATGTGAGTAATTATTCAGGTCTATATGGAGCAGTTAGTGATAGTAGATTAAAAGAAAATATTGTTACAAGCTCTCCTAAATTAGCAGACTTGTTAAAGGTAAGAGTGGTTAATTATAATTTGAAGGGTCCCGATAAAACGAAATACATAGGTGTGTTAGCCCAAGAATTAGAAGAGCTTTTCCCTGAATTAGTAGTAGAAGACAACACAGTTGAGAGAATTAAATCGGTAAATTATAGCAATTTAACAATAATGTTAATAAAAGCATTTCAAGAGCAACAAGTATTAATAAATAATCTATATGCGTCTTTGGAAGAGCTAGAAAAAGATCTAGAAAAAGATGTAGATACACTATAGAAAATAATACAATAGCACATTAGCTTATATTTTGTTAAAAATGTTAAAAACGTTAAAAATGACGTTAAAAACTATTAAAAATATTATATAGCTATATAAAATTAAATTAAATTGTTATGACTAACTATGAAAGTTTTAATAGTAGCTTAAGTAGCTTTAGAATATTTTGCGATAAATTAACGTCTAATGATATATCTAATAATTTAATACTGGAATCCATAAATAATAATATACAATTTAAAGTGCCAATTAATAAAAAAATATTATTCAATAATAATGTAGCTTTAAATAAAACTATTAATTTAAACAATAAGGGTCTAGATGGATTAAGAACTATTTCTGCCGAAAGTTTGTATGTTAATACAGCGGTATTAAATACTACTATAAATATGATTAATAAATCATCATTTTTTAATAATTCTATTTATAGCAATACATTTGAAACAACTACAACTAATATACAAGATTTAAGTAATGCATTATTTAACATAATTGATATATCTAATAATAGCTCAATTCTTGTTAATCTTAACATCACATTATATTGTAGTTATGCCATGTATGAGCGAATAAGTGTTGAATTCTGGAGAGACGCTAGTATGCTTATGCAAAGCACAAATTTAGGAAGTGTAAATGCTGCCGGTGGCATAGTAATACCTTATAGTCTAACATATTTAGATAATAGTTTAAATGCCGGACCCAAGAAATATTACATAAAATATAAATTAGAAAATAATGTTAGTTTTATTAGGCAAGGTATTATAAATTTACAAACGGGATCCGATAGTAATATTATATTAACAGAAATAGAAAATGCGTCTAATTATAATAATAAAGTGCATTTTGCCAATTCTTCATACACAACAACGTCATATGAAATACAGGATTTGAGTAATGTATTATATAATATTATAGATGTATCTAATAGCAATGTCCAAATAGCTATTAATCTTAATATATATTGTTGTTATAATTATTATGAGCGACTAACATTAGAAGTATGGAGAGATGCAAGTATGATTTCACAAAGTAAAGAACTAGAAATAATAAATGCCACAAATGGTTTAACTATTCCGTATAGTTTCAACTATTTAGACACAAATTTAAGCGACGGACCTAAAAAATATTACTTAAAATATAAATTAGAAAAAGATCCTAGCTCCGACACTAGTGTCAGTGCCGAGCCCCAAGGTATTGTAAATATTAGTACTTTAAATTCAATAGGAACAAGTAATATATTACTCGCTAATGTACCCAAAAATAATAATAATTTAACAAGAACAACAACAACACATGCAAATAGTTTTTTAACTAGCACTAGCAATTTGCAGGATTTAAGCGGACAATTATACAATATAATTGACATAGGTGTCCCCTCTGCAGTTTTTGTAGATTTAAATTTCACTTTATATGCATGTTATGCGGCCAATGAACGAATAACAATTCAGCTATGGCGAAATACAACTATGGTATCGCAAAATGTAAATATAGGAACTACAAATGCTACAGGAGGAACGACCATCAATTTCAAGTTATCGTTTTTAGACGAATCGGTTAGTAGTGGATTAGCAAAATATTATATAAAGTATAAATTAGAAAATAATTTTAGCGCACAACGTCAAGGAATTATAGATGTGCAAGGAGGTTACACTATTATAGAAGATTATAATAGAGGTATTTTCTTATATTATAAAATATTATCTTATGATGTTATGGACTACCCAACAGGGTATGTTACAAATACATGTATCGGTTATAACCCAATTATAGCCGGCGATAAAGGCACGGCTAGCGGGCGACGTGGCGCGTATTTTACATATATTGATGCAAGCGGAGCAACCTCTAGTTTTAACAATTCGCTTTATGCCAAACAAAATATAATTGTAGACGGATCGGCAACTATAACTAGCAATTTAAGTGTAAACTCTATTTCCTTGGCTACTATGTTAAGCAGATTAGGCCTTATAAATGATTATATAAACAATTTAGCTAATACTAGTGCAGTCGAGTTTAGCAATAATAGCATAAGCACAATAGATTTAAGCGCGGCAAATATAACTATTAGCAACGAATTGTATGTGCTTAATAAATATTATGCAAACGATTTAAACATAAGCGGACAATTATTAAGCGCGGTGTTGAGAGTTCCGCAAGAATTTACACTAGACCCGTTCGGATATAATAACGCTAGCGGGTCATTAGTTATTAACGGTAATTTAATAGTGCGCGGAAACAAAAAAACAATTAAGTCTTCTATTGTTGACATTAGCTCTTATACGCTAAAGGTTGCCTCCAATTTAATAAACAAGGACGACTTAGCAAGTAATCCTGCTGGATTGGACGTTTCTAATGTTGCTTCGTTAAAATACGATGGAACATCATGGAATATTAGCGGTGGAAATTTGCTTATAAGCAATATGCGCGTTGGACTAGATGTTTCGCTCATTGACTTACAAATAACAATTAGTAACTCATTAATAGCATCAAAATCAAAATATGATACTTCTTTTCAACTATTACAAACAAACATGGATAGTTCGTTTAATAAATTGGTTTATTATACAAACACTGAAGTCGACAATTCATTTGTAACGCTAAATTCTGCATATACTGATTTTTCTAATTTGAAAAATTATATAGATCTATCATTTGCTACAAAACAAGCATTTTCTATAAGTGGTCAATCTATTGTTCAGAATTATGTGTCAAAGGCTTATGTGGACGGATCATTTGGCCTTTTAGCTACTAAACTTAACTCGTTTGCGTTAAGAAAGAATGTAGAACTTTCATATAATGATTTAAGTGGTCAAATCATAAGGTCCTTTGCTAATGTGTCTGCTAGCAATGTTGATATATCATCAATAACTATTGAAAATATAAGAACACCTAGCTTAACATTGACTTCACATGTACTAATTAATGGTGATATAGTAGTTAACGGCGACACGTCTTCAAATTCATTGAATATTGCTAATAGTTACATATTTAATAATAATGGTTATAGTTCGGTGTATTTTAGTTCTGCTAGCGCAACAGCCATTATGGAGGAATTTTATAGCAAATTTAATAATTATGGAAGATCGGTTTTATATATTAGCGCCGACGGAGGTTTCTATAATTTGAATAATAGTAGAGGTGCACTTAGTGATAGCAGATTAAAAGAAAATATAGTTGATGCTAGTCCCAAATTAGAAGATTTACTAAAGGTTAGAATAGTCGATTATAATTTAAAAAATAACTCAACTAGAAAATACATAGGTGTTTTGGCGCAAGAATTAGAAGAGCTATTTCCATCATTAGTGGAAACAGAAAGTCCATATGCGTGTGACACTGAGCAAGGAAAAACAACAAACTATAAATCGGTTAAATATAGTTGCTTTAATGTTATGTTAATAAAAGCTCTTCAAGAGCAGCAGCAAATTATTAATAATCTTAGTTTGAGATTGGAGAGATTAAAAGGAAATATAAGGAAAAAGTAAGAAACATAGCCAAATTCTCAAATAAACTAATGCTATTTATGCTATTTATGCTATTTAATAATTTTTTATGTCATGGATTTAAAAATATAATATAATTTAACTATATTAAATTATAATATATGAGTTTTGATTTCAATGTAAGTCATATACCTTTTAGATTTTTTTGTGATAGGCTTGTATCCAATAATATTACTAATAATTTAATAATCGAATCGTCTTCTAATAATATAGAATTAAATTCCAACAATCAAAACTTTATATTTAATAATAATGCTATTTTTAATTATGGGATTAATCTACAGGGTTTAGATGTATCAAATATTCAATCTATTACGGCAAAATCATTGAATATTAATACATTATTTTTAAAAAATAAAGGTCGCAGTCTAACTAGTATTGAAGACTATGGAAGCATTGATGATGGATATATTAGAGCCACTACTATTGCAAATGACATTAGTGGAAGAAGCAATGCTTATTTTACGTATATTGATGTAAGTGGGGGCGACTCGAGTTTTAATAATTCAGCATACATAAAAAACCTATTAACTGTAAATGGATCAACAACTATAAGCAATGATTTATTTGTAAATGGAACAAGCTTTGTAACTTTATATAATGCTATAAATAATTATATAATTAACAATCGTCAACAGTTAGTAACTGCCAAAGTTTTAACAAACGATTTGAGTGCAACAAACATTTCTATAAGTAATGAACTGGTTGTGTACAAGACCTCTTTTTTGAATGATCTAAGCATTAACGGAGAGCTGCTTAATAATGTGCTAAAAGTGCCGGGCTTATTTACTATTGACCCGTCTGGTCATGGTAATGCTAGCGGAACATTAATTGTTAATGGTGACTTAATGGTTTACGGAAACAACACAATTATTGCATCATCTATTTTTGAAATAAGTGATGTAGCTATAAGTGTTGCATCTAATTTAATAAATAAAACCGATTTATCCGGTAACGGTGCGGGATTAAATATTTCAAATGTTGCCTCATTAAAATACGATGGATCAACATGGAACTTTGTAGGTGGACAATTAAGTGTTGAAAATAAGAAGGTGGCTCTTGATGTGTCATTTATAGATTTTAGAAGCTTTAGTGAAGCATCTCTCAATAGTCTAAATAATTATTTTGATTTGTCATATGGCCAACTAAAAACAAATAATGACAATTCTTACAATGCTATTTACAGTCGAAGTCAAATTGATAATTCATTTATGTTAATAACACAATCTAGCTTTGATATTTCTTATTTGCGGTCTTATGTAGATAATTCGTTTGTTAATAAGATAACATTTGATGGATCATTTAGTGCTCTAAAAACACATTTAGATGCATCTTACATTACAAAAGGCATATATTATTCAAGACTAGGACAAATTATACCAGGTAAAGTAATAGCTAATTATGAAGGCAGAAGCACAAGTGTCTCTATAAATGGTGAAGGAAATATAGTTGCTATTGGAACGGATTATGCTGACATCAATGGACTTAATACGGGAGCAAATGTTAGAGTTTATAAATATAATTCAAATAGTTGGACACTAATAGGTGATAATATTGATAGTGAAACAACAACAGTTTATAATGGAAATTCAGTATCATTAAATTATAGCGGATACACAATTGCTATTGGTGCTATTGAGAATAATACAGTTCGAGCCCATGTTAGAGTATATAGATATGTTAATGATAGTAGTTGGATAAAAATAAGTCAAACTATTGATTGCATGGGATATTGGGAGATATATGGATTTTCAGTTTCACTTAATTCTAATGGAAATATAGTTGCTATTGGTGGTCCTATGGATAATGGTGGTATTAGAGTTTTTCAATATATTATAGATGGAAGTTGGACACAACTAGGTATAGATTTTGAGGATGCTAGACACGGACGATATGTTTCATTAAATGCTGAAGGAACTATACTCGCAGTTGGAACACCTGGAAAAAATAATAGAGGCGAAGCTTTAGTTTATAGATACAATGATATTAGTTGGATACAAATAAGTCAAACTATTACTGGAATGATAAATGATCGAACTGGAACATCCGTTTCGTTAAATGCTAGCGGTAATATACTTGCTGTTAGTTCTCCAAATAGTAGTATTTATGGTTATAATAGTGGAATAGTTAGGGTTTATAAATATGTTAATGATAGTAGTTGGATACAATTGGGTCAAGATAATGATATAGTAGGTGACGTAAGAACTAACTCACTAAATAACCTTGTAGGCGATAAATTGGGATACTCAATATCATTAAATTCTAGTGGAAATATACTTGCAGTTAGTGCTTTTGATAATGGTATAAATGGGGGTGTTATTATGGTATATAAATATAATGATATTAGATGGGTAAGATTAGATTTTTATAGAAATATTTTAGATACGTATGCAAATACTTATTTTGGAACATCTATAGCATTAAATGCATTAGGAAATAGAGTTATTGTTAGTGCTCCTATTGCGCCTTATAGTATCGGTTACAGTATAGTTTATGGCACTATGTTTGTTCCAATAATTGATAGTTCATTAAATTTTTTAAATAGGAAACTTGATTTATCGTATGTTTCAAATAGTGTTTTTGAGGGATCATTTAATAGGTTAAAAGAGCAAATAGAACTATCATTTGCGAGCGTTAGTTTAACTAGCTTAGATAGTGCGTCTATTAGCGTTGAAACAATAAATACAAAGCATTATAGTCAAAAATTTAATAATATTTTATGGAACCAAGTCGGGCTAGATATTAGCAGCGGACCTCCTTTTACTAATAATAAAAAAGTAGCAATTTCAAATGATGGAAAAGTTGTTGCGTTTGCGTCATCTGCTTTTGGGACAGTATCAGTATTAAGAGAAGCTTCCGGTGGAACTATTACAATAAGCGGTGGTTATGCTATACATAGGTTTGATGCTAGTGGGACTTTTACGCCTTATTTTAGTGGAAATGTCGAAGTTTTGCTTGTTGGTGGTGGTGGTGGTGGTGGTCCAACATATAGTGGTGGCGGTGGTGGTGGAGGTGTTGTATATATTACCTCTTCATATATAACTAGTGGAACTAGTTATTCGGTTGCAGTAGGTTCTGGAGGTGCCTCAGGGACCAAAGGTGAGAATACTACTGTTTTTGGTGCTACTGCAGCTGGTGGCGGAACTAATTTAGTTTATGATACGAATGGTACTATTGGAGGATGTGGAGGCGGCGCTGGTGCTTCACAATGGAGAATAAATTATGGTGGAGAAAGTAGTGGCAATATTATTGGAATAAATAATGGGATTGCTAATGTTGGATTTATTTATGGGTGTAGTGGCGGTAATACAACAACTATTAGAGAGGGTGATCCAATTAGAGCAGCAGGTGGTGGTGGGGCTGGAGCTCAAGGAGCAGCCACAGATACAAAAAGTATAGGTGATAGAGGTCAATTTGGTCATGGTTCAGGAGGTATAGGTATAACCAATTCAATACTTGGTACAAGTTATTATTGGGGAGGCGGCGGAGGTGGTAGCGCATATATAGACCAATCTGGTGGTTATGGTGGTTATGGTGGAGGTGGTGGTGGTTCGGGTAATGCTGGAGGAGGAAGAGGTGGTGTATTGGCGGTCACTGATGGTTCTAATGGTGGTTTAACTATAGGTGGTCCTGGTGGTGCTAATACTGGTGGTGGTGGTGGTGGTGGTCGTCTGGGTGGTGGTGCTGGTGGCTCCGGTATTGTAGTAATCCGCTATTTACAGATGGTAAGCGATATTTCAAAAGGGAGAATTTATGTTTATGAGTTGTCATATAATCAAGCGCCTTATAGATGGAACCAACTAGGATTAAGTAGTGAAATTATTGTTGGTCTAAGTAACGATGATCAATTTGGATGGGATTTAGCTTTATCAAGTAATGGAAGAGTTGTTGCTGGTAGCTCAATAGCTAATGATGTGTCGGGGATTAACAGTGGTCAAGTTAGAGTATACGAGCTTAGTAACAATACTAATAGATGGACCCAAAAAGGTTTTGCTATTAATGGTCAAAGGGTTGGTAGTGAAAGCGGATATAGCATAAGTTTAGCCGGAAATGGAAATAGGATTGCTATTGGTGCATGGAAAGATAATTTAAATGGAACAAATGCAGGCGCTGTTAGAGTATATGATTTTAGCGCTACTATAAATGATTGGAGACAACAAGGACAAACTATTGCTGGTGTTTCTGGTTCTTTTGAAGGCTACTCAACCGCTTTATCATTAGACGGACAAACACTTGCTAGTGCAAGCATATTCACTACATCATTAACTCGTAGCGGCGGCACTATATCATTTAGCGGTAGATATGTAATCCATAGCTTCACAACAGTGGGTTCATATACTTTCATCCCTGACTTTAGCGGAAATGTTGAGGTCTTAATTGTTGGAGGTGGTGGTGGTGGTGGTAGCACTGGGAATAATGGTAGTAGTGGCGGTGGTGGAGCTGGTGGAGTAGTATATATACCTTCGGTATCAGTTAGTGCTGGAACAAATTATCCTATTGTTATAGGTGATGGAGGTGCTTCAGGGACTAATGGTGAAAACAGCAGTGCTTTTACTGCTATTGCTGCTGGTGGTGGTAGAGGTGGATTACCGTATCCTACCAATGGTGACGGTAGTGGTAACAACGGAGGATCTGGTGGAGGGGCAGGTGGAGGGAATATTACCAATATAGGTGGAAGTAGTAGTGGTAATAGTCCAGGAACAAATAGTAATGCAATTATTCATGGAAACAATGGTGGTAGTATGACATCTACTCTTACAGATGCGAACCGAGCGGCAGGTGGTGGTGGAGCAGGAACAAAAGGGTTTGACACAGATACAAATTCAACAGCTGATGGGGGTCAATTTGGATTTTCATCAGGAGGTGACGGCATAATGTATAATATTTTAGGACCAAGTTATTATTGGGGTGGTGGTGGTGGCGGAGCCGGGCGGTTTTCGATTGGTGGTTGGGGTGGTCGTGGTGGTGGTGGCGGTGGTGGTGGATCACAAGGGTCTAATTCAGGTGGGCCCGGTGGTGGGAGTGCATTAACATCTGGAGGTGCCGGTAACGTTGTTGGTAGCGGTGCAGTGCCTGATCGTGGTGGAGGTAATGGTGGTGCCAATACAGGCGGTGGTGGTGGTGGTGGTAGCTATAATAATGTGGGAGGCAAAGGTGGCTCTGGTATTGTAGTAATTCGCTACTTACAGACAGATATTTCATTGGTCAAAACATTTACAATTTCAGGCAATATATGGACATCTAAAGGTATTATTCGAGGACCTGATATAAATTTTGGAAGATCTATGAAATTATCTTCTAATGGAAATACAATCGTTATTGGAGCATCTGGATATAGATATTATACACTTTCTACAGTTGCTACGAACTTTAATTCCCATATAGCAATAGCACAACAAGTTAACAATCGTACTTTAGCTACTATTACAAGCGAAACAGAATATCAAGCGGTTAGAGCTGTAATTGGAAGTATGTTTGCTGTTTGGATAGGAGGAAGACGAAAATCTACAAATCCACAAGGCAAATCAGCATTAGATTGGGAGTGGATTAATGGAGATACCTGGAGCATTGAGAAATTTGGTACCGGTTTACCTAATGATATAAACAGTAAAGGTCTTAGGATGTTTGGTTCTGGACAATCGGGTACATGGGGTGATTGTGGTGATGTTGATTCACTATTTGCTGTTTATATGACAAGTAGTTCAATATCTAATATAGGACAAGCCTATGTATATGGACATCAAGGAGGAACAACTTGGACACAATTAGGTCAAACCATTCAAGGAATATCAGGCGGTGATGAATTCGGTTCTAGTGTAGCTATATCAAATGATGGCTCAATAATTTCTATTGGATCGGACAATAATAGTTCAAATAGAGGTCATGTAAGAGTGTTTGCATATGCTAATAATTATTGGGCTCAAGTAAGCGCATCTATTAGTGGTAAGTCGTCAACTTCTAGAGCAGGAATACATGCGTTATCAGGTGACGGGACAACCCTAATTCAAAGCAACAATATTTACAATAGCGTATATGGAATAAACAAAACATTAGCAGTAAATAGTCCAATGACAACAATAAGCGGTAATTTAATTGTAATGGGTAATATTAGCGTTAATTCATTAGATATATCAACAAATCATGTATATTCAAGCAATGGTTATAGTTATAAAATGTTTAACTCGGACATAAGTAGTGCAATTATGAAAGAATATTACAGCGATGTAACGTCAACCAGGCATTTAAAGGTTCAAATTAGGGGTGATGGTAATATAACAAACAGAAATAATTCGTATAGAGCATTAAGTGATAGCAGATTAAAAGAAAATATTGTTACTAGTGGTCCCAAATTAGACGATTTGTTAAAAGTTAGGGTGGTTGATTATACTATGAAGGGATCGTCTAATAATAAATATATTGGAGTGTTGGCTCAAGAATTAGAAGGCCACTTTCCTAATTTGGTAACCGAATTAGAACCAAGTCCAAAAGACATACAAGAAGGTAGAACGCTTAAGTATAAGGCAGTTAATTATAGCAGTTTTGATGCAATATTAATCAAATCTTTACAAGAGCAAAATGCTATGCTTAAAAATATAACACGCAGAATAGAAACACTAGAAGAAGCATTAGAAGAAAAATTATAACATATTTTTATTTTTATTTTTATTTTTTTTTTATGTAATATATAACATATTTTAGGAGATTAAAATATGTTAAAGTAAGAGCAATGCATTGTAGCTATTATCATTCTTTTTCAGTCAATTTCTGTTTTAGCAGCTAATTGCTCTGCTAGTTCTTTTTGACGCTCTAAGATTTGCGAAAGACCGTGATCATTATTTTCTTGTTTTCCAACAATAACGTCCTCGGCCTCAAATAACTCTTTACGTAAATCAGCAGTAGACACATCGTCGTCATCGCCATCACCAAATAGTAAATTCTTTCCAGGAATATCCATTCTATCCGCATTTATAAGGTTTCCTTCTTCGTCAATTGTTTGCATTAGCTTATTTCCTTCTTTTTGAGCTTTAGCAATATTTTCTTGGATGGCCTTTTTCTTGCTTTCTTTTACGCGCTCTTTAAATTGCTCTTTAGAGATCTCATCGTTTTTCTTTTTTTGCGCCATTAAGTCATTTAAGTCTTTCTCCAAATATTCAACACGGCCGGTTTTATATGCTTCAGGGTGGAATGGCATCCATATTCCAACTCCTCCAACATATACGTCATGATTAGGGTCAGCATCTCTCAAAATTTTGCACCGCATTTCTGCTTCTTCTTGAGATCCAAATACACCGCGTACTTTAATGCCTCGAATATTTGTTTGAAAACTATGTAGTTTATTATATTCTCTTTGAAGGTCTTCTTCTTTACTATCTAAAAATGACTTATATTCGTCATCAATGCTTGTCAAAAATAATTTATCTTTTTCCTCTTCGACAAATTCTTCCATGTCTTTAGTGAGTTTATTAAAATCTAAATTATATTTGTAAGATAAAAAATTTAAAAATTGTGTATATTTTTCGAATGTTTTTTTAAATTCAAAATTGGTCAAGAATTTCTCGAAATAAAATAGATTTTTATTTTTAATATGGTCTTCGGGAGATATGAAACTTAGGCATACATATTTTTGTCCACTCATGGGTTTGTCTTCGTCTAATAGGTCAACATATTCTTTGTTTTCTGACTTGTTTTCTGACTTGTTTTCTGACTTGTCTACTAATTTAGATTTAGCAGATTTTTTGGTTGACATGTATTATATAAATGTATTATTTATATAATTTTAAGTAATTATTTTATTAATATATTTTTTTATATAATTTACAAAAATATATTAAAAAGCAATATATAGTATTATTTTAGCATTATTTGCTATTATTTGCTATTATTTAGTAATATTTAGTAATATATAGCAATAGTTGCTATTATTTAGCATTATTAATATAAAATCAATAGTTTAGCATTATTTTATTTAATTTAATTTAGCATTATTTAATTTAATTTAGCATTATTTAATTTAATTTAGCATTATTTTTATTTAATTTAGCATTATTTTTATTTATTGTTATTTATTTTTATTTAATGTTTAAATTAAATATAATTAAGTAAATATTTATATTTTTTTCTTGTTTATTAATATAAAACAAACATGAATTTCAATATGGGAGAAATAGTAAAAAGAGCTATTAAATATTTAGTGGAGGGCTTAATGGTTGCAATTGTTGCTTTTGTTATTCCTCAAAAACCATTAAAGATGGAAGAAATCGCCATAATCGCGTTAATGGCTGCCGCAACATTCTCTATATTAGACACATTTATCCCAAGCATGGGTGTAAGTGCTAGAAGTGGCGCCGGTTTTGGTATAGGTGCTAACTTAGTCGGATTTCCGGCTCTAGGTTAAATTAGTTAGTACATGACAATAAGCTTCTGCTTTTGTCTTTAAATTGTTTTTAATAATATTTAGAAAGCAATAACACTTTAATAATTTTTATTATATTGTTTATATTAATAATATTAATAATATAATAGTATGAAAGAAAATAAACCAACATTAGGTATATTAGCAACTCCTTATATAAATGAAAAACATAAGACGTCTAGAGAGATTATATTTGATAAAACTTTAATAAGGCTATTAAAGAAGAAACATATTAATTATAGTATTATATATTATAATACTGCAAAATCGCAATACGACGAATTACTTAATAGCTTAGATGGGTTAATATTTCCAGGCGGTCAAATAGGAAATTTCTATAATAATGATTTTTATAAGGCCTATTATAAAATGCAAAAATATTTAATGAAAAGAGCAACATCTATAAATATGTATTATAGACCATTTCCTATATTGGGAATTTGTAATGGTTATGAAAACATGATCTTAATAGCGAAAAATTATAATATTACAAAAAACAATATAAAGAACACATTTATAAATGTATCTAGTTATAAAAATTATAAGGCGGCTCTTTTATTTAGTAATAAACATGGATCATGTGGTATAAATAAAACCTGTGGTATAAATAAAACCTGTGGTATAAATAAAACCAAAAAGAAAATAATACATAATAATTCGTTAGCACTAGACCCTAAAAAAATTATACCACATTATAAAATAGTGGCAACAAGTTATGATAAGTATAATAAAGAATTTATAGAAATAGTAAAACATGAGAAGTATCCCTATTATGGATTTCAGGGGCATCCTGAAGTATACAATCATGATCTAATGCACGCTTTTTTTGAAGATGTTAAAGCTAGTTTTAGCAAAAGAAATGCTTATAAGACTAATAATATAAAATCCAAGTATAGTATTAAAAAGGTTAAAACGGTTAAAAAAAATAAAAATAAAACTTTGAAATTGAGAGTCTTGAATAGTCACTTTACTTTATAAAATGGTTAAAAATCATGAATACAATCTTTAAAAAGGAGAGTCTACAAATACATTTTTAATTTATAAAATGGTTAAAAATCATGAATACAATCTTTAAAAAGGAGAGTCTACAAACACATTTTTAATTTATAAAATGGTTAAAAATCATGAATACAATCTTTAAAAAGGAGAGTCTACAAACACATTTTTAATTTATGTAAAAGTAGTTTCTGGGTCTGGCTATAAATTTATTACTGCGTTTATTAGACTGTTTCTTTCTTTTAGTTTTAGTTTCACTTTTATTTTTGCTTTTAGCTTTCCTTTTCGCTTTAGTTTCATTTTTGCTTTTAGTTTCATTTTTTGCTTTAGTTTTCCTTTTCGCTTTAGTTTTGGTTTCATTTTTTGTTTCAGATTTAATTAAGCGTATGCTTTTAGTAAAATTGTCACTGTTTGAAATTGAAGAACTGGTAAAAACATCTTTTGGTATATATCTAAAAAAATTAGTAGTATATAATTTTGAACTACGAGAGATTGTATTGTCTTTAACTTGCGAATATATTTTTGATTTTTCTTCTCTCATGTCTTCTAATGTTTGTTGCTTACCATAACATGTAACACTAAACCGTTTCAATAAACCTTTTTGCTGCAGACGATTGTTAAGTTGGACTTTGAATAAATATTCGGCAATACACAATAATCTATTTTCGTCATAATATGGCCTATTAGCATAAATAAATATTAAGTAAAAGCTCAATATTGTGTCTATTGTAGCTACTTTTATTTTTTGTCCATCAATAACTATTATATTATAGCTATGGCATGCAGTTGATTTATAAATAAAAGCTATTACATCCTTATTTACAACAATTTCATAATGAATGTCTATATATTCGCCAATAGGCGGCTTTTTATTAATGCTTACATTTGTAAAACCCTCATAATTCAATTGCTCTTTTAATATTTTAGCACTTGTTTCGGGGTCCTCACTAATAACATCAAAATCCGGAATATTTGCAGCTTGTTTCTTTTCTTTATATGGCATATATTTACTATATAGCGCACTTGCATAACCACCAAAGAAAACCAACCCTTGATTTATAAAACAGCTTCTAGAGATCTCATAAATTTGGTTTTGTTCGTTGTTATTTCCCTCAAATCGTCTTTGAAAGTCTTTATGCTTACAAGATAGCCCGCGAAGAGGAAAATTATTATTTAACAATATAATACGTTTTAGAACTTTTTCCCATCGCGACACGTCACCCATTGGCCGTGAAAGCTCTTGATACATAGCCATTCGCAAAAAATTAGGAGGGCAATAATTAATGGCATTAATTTTAATAGCCTTTTTGTATATATTATTAAATAGATTGCTGTCCATGTATGTGATGTCCGCAATAGGAATAAAATTCACATACACTTTATATGTGCCACTATGAACACCTGACTTTGCTTCAACTTCTTCGTAGCCAGCTTTATAATAAATATTTGCTAAATCTCTCGAATAGTCCATGGCATATGGCGAAAAAAAGTCATAATCCGGTATTTCAATATCTTTATTATAAAATCTGTATTGTTCTGGCAATATATTATTTATAGCTGTCCCCCCATAACACAGTGTTTTGTGTGTCCTTAAGAAATGTTCTAATATGCCTATTATTTTTTTAATAGTTTCCGATTGGGCAAGTTTAATACCGCTAAGCGATGTTGCATTATCCACAGCATCTCTCAATATTTGTAATTCTTTTTCTTCAAATGTTTCTGCCATATATTTGTTTATACTTTAATATAAACAAATATAAAAATGTATATTTACAACATTTATAATTATTGTAAATAATAATATATAACAAAACAATATAATAACAATATTATAATATAATGTAGACTTATTGATCAAATAACGAGACATCATTGATCAAATAATGAGACATCATTAATCTAATATTGAAACATTATTATAATCAAGAGTTGCGTCATATACTATTGGTTCTGGCACATCAACATTTAATAAAGCGCTCTTCTTTTTAATCCAACAAAAGTTTTTTTGTAATCTAAACAATCCATTATATCCAAGTATGTTATTATCTATATTTTGATGTTTCATACATATTGCCTGACATCCAGTATCAAACGATAATGTAGTGTCAAAGTTTATTATTGAATTATCTAAATTAGGCAATACTATTACAAATTTAGACTTTGTGGTTGCTATAAATTGCGCGGAACCTTTTTTGGAAACAATTTGATTATACCTATATGTATGACAATATGTTCCTTTTGCTTTTAAGTTAATATAGCTATTCAAGTTCTGTAAATCAGCTGTTGTTGTAATGATGCTAGGTTGCGGATTAAAGTCACATATAATAATTAATTTTTGATATAAGTCTTCCATTTTAGTATTTAAAAGGTTCATATCTTTTTTAGTGGAACATGTGAATGACTGATTAGAGCTATGCAAATGTCTTTTAATTAAGTCTCCCATAGTCTTAAGCATAGGCACATTTGTGCTCATAACTCTAAAATTTAATATTAAGGGGTCGTTTGCACAATTAGTTGATAATGGATTAAAACCTTTTTCTTTAATTGTAATTAGCACTTCTTCTAATAAAAGCGAATTATAAGTTTCTTTGATATAATTATTTTCAGCGGTTGACGACGCAACAATAGGCTCATTATTATATGAATATATCTCAAAATCTAAAAATCGGCACCCATTAGCAATTGCTTTTTCTAAAGCACATAAGGCCACAAAATTGTTTTTGTAGCCATCCCCACAGCAACAATTATAGGCACTTTTAACATGATAATTTATTAATTTGCAAGAAGATCCATCAAATAAATCTCTAGCGTCGGGTTTTAACTCTGTTTGTGATCTAAAATAGGAAGTATTTGTTAATGTTGGCCAATATCTTGCTAATTTATCGCATGATCTATCTTTTAAACCCAGTCTATTTGCAACCCAGCTAAATAGAATTAGTAATATAAATATAATTATTACTAATGTTATATAAAAATATTGATTACTATCTAAATCCATTAATCGAGAAGACATATTATATTATTTTATATAATATATTATATAAAATTTATATAAAAATTTATGTTAAATTTTAATTTAAAAATAGAGATTATAACATAAATAAATATAATATATTATATTAATTAATATAATATATTATAATATGGCAGGAGGATTATTAAATTTAATAGCATTAGGAAACCAAAATATTATTTTGACAGGCAATCCTACCAATACCTTTTTTAAATCTGCATATTATAAGTATACTAATTTTGGATTACAAAAATTTAGAATAGACCAAACAGGGCAAATGGAATTAGATATAACTAAAAGCTCGAGCTATAGTTTTAAAATACAGCGTTACGGCGATTTATTAATGGATACTTATTTAGTTGTAAAATTGCCGAAAATATATAGTCCAATATTGAAATATACTACTACGTCTACGTCTAGTTCTGGTATTACTTCTAGTGTTAACGAATATAGGCCATATGAGTTTAAGTGGATAAAGCATATTGGATGTCAAATTATTGAAAGCGTCAATATAACTATAAACGGTTCAATAATTCAAAAATTTAGCGGGCATTACTTACAAAACATTGTAGAGCGTGATTATGATGCGCACAAGAAAGGGTTATTTGATATTATGACAGGGCATATTGATGAGTTAAACGATCCGGCAAATTTTAATAATAGAAATAATAATTATCCAAGCGTATACAAAGACAGTGCTTCTGATATAAGTGGAATAGAACCTTCAATTCGTGAATATAGTTTATATATACCAATAAATTCATGGTTTACAATGTCTTCAATAATGGCATTTCCATTGGTTTGTTTACAATATAGCGAATTAGTGATTAATTTCACATTAAGACCATTACAAGAGTTATTTACTATAAAAGACGTATTATATAGTAATCCAAGAAATAGTATACCATATAATAATTATCCACAAATACAAGCAAACCAAAACGTAATAGATTACCAATTTAAAAGGTTTATTAATCCTCCGCCGCTAAGTGAAATAGTAAAAGATGTTGATAGCTATCAAGATTTAACGTCACGAATAAACAGTGACATTCATTTAATATGTACGCAATGTTTTTTAGGAGAAGAAGAGCGAATATATTTTGCACAAAACAGTCAAAGTTATTTAATTCGTGAAGTTAATGAATACGCGTTTGAGAAAGTAATTAAGTCAAGTAAAATAAAGTTGGAGTCCAACGGATTAATAAAAAATTGGATGTGGTATTTTCAAAGAAGCGACGTAAAAGAGCGCAATGAGTGGTCTAATTATACAAATTGGTTGTATGAAAATAAGATCCCAAATGATTTACAAAAATTATATGTTACTAATCATAAATATTATAGTCCATTATTTAGTTATAGCTCCGATATTTCAAGAAATATTTATATTACCGGCAACAGTCCGTCTGCAACTGAGCAAACCAATCAGTGCGAAATATTGAAAAACTTTGCAATAATTTGTGATGGTAAATACAGAGAATATGATTTTGATAGCTCAATATTTAGTAAATTGGAAAAGTATGGTAAATCTAGCGGATCGTGTTCAAAGGTGGGTTTATATTGTTATAATTTTGGGTTAACAAGTGACCCGTTTAAGCAGCAGCCTAATGGAGCATTTAATACTAATTTTTTTAAAACGATCGAATTTGAATATAATAATTATAGTAATCCACCGTTAGATGCGAGTGCTGCTTTTGCGACTATATGTGACCCGCTAACCGGGGTAGTAATTGGAATTACTAAAGATCCTACAAATATTTATAAATATTATTATAATTTATATGTTATTGAAGAAAAATATAATTTATTAGTATTTCAAAATGGGCTTGCGGGGCTAATGTGGCAGCGCTAACATGGGCGAAATTATATATAGTAAAACATATATAAAGAATTAATTATAATATTGTTTTAGGCACCTTACGAGTGCCTAGTCCATGTTTTTTCTTAGCTTGATTTGCCAATTTCAAAGCCTTAGAATTATGTGAGCAACCGGACTTTAATATGCCATAATCAACTGCCGCCGCTTTTCCGCCACTTATTGAGCTCGCTAGGCGGGCTAATCCCCAACTATGTGCCGTTTGGTTGGGTCTTGACCCAGAAGAATAATACGCACCTTGACCTTTTTTCACAATTTTGCGTAGCGAAGTTATAGAGCACCCCGTCTTTCTAGAGAGATTGGCATTTATAGAGAGATTGGCATTTATAGAGAGATTAGCTAATTTATATATTTTTTCCGCTTTTAATATGTGCTTTGATTTTTTGGATTTATACGATTTAACCTTTTTACGTGTAATATAAATATGCTTCTTATAAGCATTTCGCGATCTCTTAAGCTGTCTAAGTTGCCGTTTTCTGTCTCTAAAACTAAGTCGTTTAGGCAAATATTTTATAGGTATATGCGTAGACATAATATTGCTATAAAATAGGGTTATAAAATATATTTTGTAAAATTATCTTTATATATCTTTATTATATATATAAAAATGAAAGAAACACTAATTAAATTTGAAAAAAGCAAAATTAGTGGCAAAAAATATACTGCATATATTCAAAATAAAGCAACAAAAAAAATACGCAAAATACATTTTGGTGCTTCGGACTATGAACAATATAAAGATAGAACTCCTCTTAAACTATATTCGCATAAAAACCATAATAATCGCAAACGCATGCAAAACTATTTTAATAGGCATTCAGGAACCAAAAAACGAGGAGCAGCTATTGCACTCGAAAAAAGAAAATCGCGCGGTTATTATAATGCAAAAATTTTAAGTCATGTTTATTTATGGTAAAACAATAATTCTAATATTTAATAATTCTAATTCTAATAATTCTAATTCTAATAATTCATGAATATATTAAATATGATTTTATAATTTTTTACGAAATTTATAGGAACTTTTATTTTCTTAGGAGTAATAAAAAATGTATTTAAATATATAAAATGTTTAGAAACGCGGGCTCTCATAATATGCTTCAGGACCGCAATATTCAAATTTAGAATTACCTAAAACACTTGGACTACAAGGATAAACATTATTGGTGTCTTTGCTATATGTGAAAAAGGTGGCTTGTTTTGTTTCAAGACTGTTGTTATCAAATACTAATTGTTGATTATAACTGTGCTCTCGTGGTCCTGTCAAATTTCGTATTTGTTTATCGTAAAAACTATTGATCGCATTTAAATAAGAGCTTATTACACTAACCGGCGCATTTCCGGAGGATGGAACTATTTCTAATCTTCGTAATTCCATTTCTAAATCATTATTACTTGGATATCCGGTAGTTTGCATAGTCCCCAAAGCATTATAAGAAGCTTCTCCAAGCCCACCTAAAGAAACGGGTCGGCCAGCAGTTCCAAAATAATCATTATTGCTAAACTCGGCTAATTGCGCGCTAGTAAATGAGGAGCTAATATCATTTTTTTTTTCACCCATGCAATTAAAAAACTGCTCTGAATTTAATAAATATTGAGTAGTGCTTAATGCGCTACCACTATATGGTGTATAGTCAAGATTAGGCATCTTGTCATTATTAACTAATTTATAATCAAATCTTCTACTATCTTGTAATAAGCCCGTAACTTTAAAAGCATCTTCAAACCTAGTTAAAATAGAACTAAAGCTAGTATTTTGCGCACTTGTCAAATCGGACCTGTTTAATTGCCTTTGCAAATTTTCTGTTCTTGCTTTCGATGTTAAAGCATCATTCATTTGTGTAAGTGTTAATAGTGCCGCATTTAGTTCTGCTTCATTATAACCATTAAGCATTGCACCTGTTATGCCTGTTGGCAGGTTTTTTAATGTATTTCTAAAATTACTAAATGAAACATAATTTATAATGTCAGAAGGCATACTTTTTTGATCACTAAAAATATTAAAGCTAGCTTCAATTTTTGAAAATAACATACCACGTTTATTAAATAAACGTCCATTCGGATCTAAAGTATTACATGTTCGTGTGGCAGCATTTAAATCTCTTTCATTATAAGATAGCTCAATAATTCCTGCTCTATTTTGTTGGAAATAACTTGTTATAGCCGAGCAATCTGTTATATTGCTTATATTATCTATAATAGCGTTATAATTGAAATTTATATTGCTATTATCGTAAAAAGGGCTTCCTGAGCAGCATCGTACATCATAAATACTTTGATCGATGTTACTATTTGTGAGAGAATTGCGCTGATTTTGTGGCGTAATATTGTCAAAAGTACATTTGGGTTCCCACTGGCAAAAAACTTTATCAGTTATTGCATTAGAAATGTCTAAGTTCCATTTATTGCTGGTTCCAATTCGACTATAAGTATAACTAATATCATATAAAGGAACACAATTTGCGGACGTTGGTCTAATCGTGCAATTAGAGCAATCTTTTACATTTGCAAGACCTTCCATAATTCTATAATCGTTATGAAAAACATATAATACATAAATACTTGTAAGTATTATAAATAATATTATTACTATTTTAATATAATTTCTGCTATTATTACTAAGTTTCATAATATTATTAGTATATACTATAATATAGTAATATAAATATATTTATAAAATTTATTATTATGTTTCTAAATAATAATAAATAGCGATTTATACTAATAAATAACATTAAAAATATACATTCAAATTTTTCCATCTACTAAGTGTGAATTGTATTGATTATTTACAATAATAAATTTTGTATTGTCTGCCAATTCTTCTAAATTAGCACTATTTGTATAAGTGCATGCACTTCTAAGTCCTCCTAAATAATTTTCTACACTGCTTTTTAGTGATCCTTTATAAGCAACTTTAAGTTCGCGCCCTTCAGAGCTCCTATAATTAGTATTATTATTTGCAGCATAATTATTTTTCATTGCATAAGTCGAGCTCATACCATAAAACGACTTATATTTAGCACCCGTCTTTTCATCGCTAACAATTTGCCCTGGATTTTCATCATGTCCTGCAAATGCTCCTCCAATCATTACAAAATCAGCACCTGCACCGTATGCCTTTACTAGATCACCCGGACAAGTAATGCCTCCATCACTTAAAATAAAAGACCTCTTTAATTGGTGCTCATCATATTCATAGTATATTTCAAAATTAATGCGATTATATTCTTTACATGCTTGAACACATTCTAACACACAACTAAGCTGCGGCATCCCTATTCCTGTCTGAATTCGCGTAGTACATGCACTACCTCCACCAATACCGACTTTAATAATATCCAATTCTAACTCATTTAATAAGTCTATTCCTTCGCTTGTACATACATTACCCGCTACAATAACTTTTTCGGGATATTCACTTCTTAATGATTTACAAAAATCTTTAAATTTAGAAATGTAGCCGTTTGCTACATCAACACAAATGAATTTACAGTCAAAATTATCTAAAATAACTTTTAAATTACTATAATCGTCGTCGCTTATACCCGTTGAAATCATAAAATAGTCAGGATTTAATTTAAACTCACTATTTTCTTTATTATAATCCAGTAAATCTTGCAATTTATGAAATTTATGAAGCGATGTAATAATTTTATAAGTGCTTAATACTTTATATACATCCAATGTTCCAATAGTTGTCATATTTGCTGCAATAATAGGTATTCCTGTCCAAGACACCCCATTTTGAAAAACAATAGTTCGCTCAAGAACAACATCTTTTCTACTGTTTATTTTTGATTTTTTAGGAAGAATTAATACATCTCTAAAATCAAGATATTTATCCATATTATCAAATTTATAACAATAAATATTTTCGCCCATGCTAATACTAGTTATTTAATAGTTAATATGTTTAAATAATTTCAAAATATGTTATATTATGTTTAAATAATTTCAAAATAATTTCAAAATAATTTCAAAATAATTTCAAAATAATTTCAAAATAATTTCAAAATATGTTATATTATGTTTAAATAATTTCAAAATATTATAATATGTTATATTAATATTATATTATGGATCAACCTATATATTCCGATAATCCAATATTTGGTACTTTACCAAAAACATCAGGAAAGTGTCCTGCCAGATCAGATATATGTAATAATATTACGGGAGGGATTTCTATATTAGATAGTACTTATACAGACATACCTCTATGTAGTAATGGTACATTTCATTTTACAAATAATATGAATGAAGCACCTAATGGTTGTTGTGTTGTTGACATATCAAATGAACCGTGCAGTGAATATTTTACATTAGATATTAAAGAAGACAATAAGTTTTATGATATGGGTATAGATTTAACAGACATAAGCGGAACAAATCGGCGCTCAATATGTCATTCTGCCCCAATTAGAAAAAGAAATTTAGTAATATCCGAAATTGTAATGTTAATCATAGTTAGTGCTATTATAGTAATTATAACAGCAATTGTAGGCGCATGTTATGAATTCATTTTTAAATATGGCGAATGCAAAGACTGTATTTATTATAAATCAAATTGTTTTAATAGGAAAAGGCTGAGCGTAATAGATTACATGTTTCCGACTGATTTATGTACGTATCCTTATCAGGAATGCAATAAAACAACCAACGTTTTAATAGGTGGTGGATCAGAAAAGACCGGATTTATGAGCACATATGCAGAATACGCGGCAAACGGAACAAAATGCATCACAGTGCATGATGTTGAAGTGCTGAAACAAAAACCTTTTCCGTATAATCTCATTGATTATGCTAATAATAATATTAAGTTAGAATTATTAAGAATGCCTTTTAGAGCATTTGCATTATTTTTTCTATATACAGTTCTTTTGAGTAGATCACTTATTTCAATATTATTGAAACGTCTTTCTATAATGTATCAACAAACTATTAAACATAATCCAATATTAAGCAATTTCATGTTTTTATGTTTTACGGGAATTTTGTTTAATATTATAGCTAATTATGCAGATATACCCGGATTAAACGGGGCAAATGGTTACATATTATATGTTTTAATAATGATAGCGGCATTTTCATTTTCTGTAAGTACTATGGTTGGTATGTTATTCTTATGGTGGTATCCATCTATGGCGTTCGAAAAATTTTATAGACAATGTGATATTCCTCGTAGTTATTATAAGCTAATGAATTACAAGAAAATGTTTTATTCGACCTATGAATATAAAGAGAAAAGGCTGCTTTATAGAGTAATAGGTCATATATTTCTGGATATATTATTAATTTTTCCAATAATGATAATGATCTCATTTTCACTTGGTATTGGTTTAATGTCGGCTACAGTAGGATTTCTTTACATGACAGTGTCGTTATTATTTAACATGTTTTTTATACCATTATACAATACTGTGGAATTTTTGGATATTATTAAAAGTCATGGCAATTTATTAACAATATTGTTTTGTGTAACAATATTGGTGGCATCGATTAGTAAATTAAATAATGTAACAACCGGAATTTTGGGCGGATTACTTGCTCTCCTTATTTTATATAAAATATTAAAATCGTAATGTAATTTGGTAAGAAAGTTTATATTATAATATAATATAATAAAATATAATATATAATACAAAATATGATATATAATAATATAAAATATAATATAAATATAAGAAAATAAGAACTATTATATTTATATTATTATGGGAAAGAAAAAGAGCGGAGACAAAAAAGAACTACCTTTTGTAAGTATATGCACTCCTACATTCAATAGGCGACCTTTTTGGGAATATACAATTAAATGTTTTATGCATCAAAATTATCCAAAAGATAGAATGGAATGGATTATTATTGATGATGGGACAGATAAAATAAAGGATCTTGTTTCTCATATTCCGCAAGTAAAGTATTATGAATATGATGGAAAAATGACATTAGGAAAAAAGCGAAATCTTATGCATGATAAGTCAATTGGCGATATAATTGTGTATATGGATGACGATGATTATTATCCACCCGAGCGCGTTTCGCACGCGGTAAATATGTTAGTAACTCACCCATCGGCATTATGTGCAGGAGCGAGTGAAATATATATATGGTTCAAGCATATTCAAAAAATGTTTCAATTTGGTCCATATGGTCCAAATCATGCAACAGCTGGGACATTTGCTTTCAAGCGTGAGTTATTAAAAGACCATAGATATGAAGACACTGCATCTTTAGCGGAAGAAAAGGCGTTTTTAAAGAATTATAGTGTTCCGTTTGTTCAATTAGAGCCCAAAAAAACGATTTTAGTATTTTCGCATATTCACAATACATTTGATAAGAAAAAATTATTGGAACAAGGTGAAAATGATTATCAAAAAACATCAGCAAGAACCGTAACTGAATTTGTTAAAGACGAGGACATGCGACAATTTTATATGGAAAAAATAGATGGACTATTACAAAATTATCAACCCGGCGATCCGTCAAATAAGCCTGATGTATTAAAGCAAATTAAAGAAATTGAGGAAGAACGTAAAAATATGGCAATGCAACAAAACGGTGGTCAGGGTCAAATTGTGTTAAATCAAAACGGGCAACAAATTGTATTAAATAATGAGCAAATAGTTCAAATTATTCAAAAGCAGCAAGAGCAACTGCAGAATTTTGCGAAAATGTTAGAAGAAAAGGATAGGATTATTAGTGGTATTGAGGGGCAATTAGAGGTTTATAAAATCATGAATGAAAAAAATAATTCGATTATTCAACTGTTACAAGAAAAATAATATGTTTTATAATATAAATTCAAATATAAATTCTTATATAAATTCAAATATAAATTCTTATATAAATTCAAATATTAATTCTTATATAAATTCAAATATTAATTCTTGTATTAATACATAATATATAATATATTATAATATAATATATATTATTTTAATGATTTTAACAAGCATTTGTGCGCCTGCTTTAATTTATATAGGGTTTTCGTTAATTCAAATATTTATAGATATTTACAATAATAGCATTAATGAGGCTTTTTTAAAATTTATATTTATGCTTGTATTTACATTAATAATTAATATATTGTGCGATTTAGGATATGTCGTTATTGCATGGATTGTTGTTTTAATACCAATTATTATGATGACAATTATATCCACCTTATTATTGCAAGTTTTCGGTCTTGATCCTAAAAACAAGCAAATCCAGTCCAGAACACAAAACGCGAGAGATTTGTCGGGTGAATATCTAGAATTAACAGCGTCAGAGAAATTAAATCAGCAAAAGTATGCCTATTATTATGATAAATACGAGAAAGAAAAGCGAATTGATAGAGATCAATTACGTTATAAATTTTATGATGACATTGATAAAACATATAAACTGCCTTTTAATTCACAGTCTATTTATGATTTATCTAATAACCCCAAAAAGTTTGTCATAGCCGATAAAATATTAAACTATTTTGGCGAATATTCATTTATCAGGTATATGAATAATTCGCAATTATATCATACTATATTTTCAAACAGTATAATGAATAACAATAGTTTATTTAATAATTATATTGCAACAAGGCAATCTGCTATGGGGGTTACAGATCCATATGTAACGCTATCAATAACAAATCCAAATCCAAATCCAAATACTAATATTAATACTATTAATAATCCTAATAAATATACAAGTTATAATAATAAATATAGCACTGTTTATAAAGTCGACGGTTACGATTTATTTAAGCGTAATAAGTATGACGCAGTAAAGAGAGAATTAGAAAGTAAAAATCCGCGAGTTAGTGCACTAGAAATAGAAGCAACCATTGAAGCTATGTGGAAAAAGTTATCAGCATCCGAGCAAAATGCATGGAATACGTCAAATGATGCAGAAAAAACTAGTGAATATGCTCTAAAATATGATCACAAAGATTTAACATCTTATGGAACAAATAGCACAAGTAATGTTATATCATCAGTTAATAAATATGCAAACAATAGACCATGTCCTGTAAATGAAACACCTATAACATATAAATCAAAAACAGGACTAGTATGTTATGAGATTTGTCCTCCGGGAAGAGTGAGAAATGCAGCAGGTGATTGCACAACTATAGCTAATTATGCATCAACTACACCTGCTACAACAACAACTACAACAACTACATCAACTAGCTAATACTATAAACCTATACTATAATTAACTATTTTAACATATATTAAAAACATTTTATTTATTATTAATATATTTATGAATAAATTAAATAATGATTGGACTTGTTGGATACATTATCAAAATGATAATGCATGGACCCTTGAAAGTTATAAACTTATTTCCAAATTTTCATATTTAAAAGAAATAACACTATTTATTGAAACTTTACATGAAAATATTATAAAGAAAACTATGGTTTTTTTCATGAAAGACAATATTTTACCATTATGGGAGACCGAGGATAATATTGATGGCGGATGTTTTTCTTATAAAATAAGTAATACAAACATTGTTACAATTTTTAAAGTTTTATTATACAAAATTATAGGCAATACTTTAATTAATGATGAAACTATTATGACTAATATTAACGGGTTATCTATTAGTCCAAAGAAGAATTTCTGTATAATTAAGATTTGGATGAAAAAAAAGGATTGTTTTGAGAATTTTGACACATCATCAAATAAGGATCCGTTTTGCATTCATAATATATTTAATATTGAAGACCAAATTTGTGTATTTAAGCAACATAAATAAATATATAAATAATTATATAATTGTAAATAATTATATAATTGTAAATAATTATATAATTGTAAATAATTATATAATTGTAAATAATTATATGATTATATAAATAATTAATTATTAGAACTAGGCAATGACGATAAGCACATTTTAATTTCACCTAATGAAGCAACATTGTATTTTACAATAAGAGGTCTATTATTTTCCAAATATATTTCAATTTGATTGCATAAATTGGTGCATTTAATAAAATATAATAAATTTTTGAGAGAATATTCGCCTTGTATAATTTTATTATGTTGCTTATTTAATATTTGCATATTAGCGTTGTTTTCGCTTCTTCTAATTTCAGCTTTAGCAAATTGTCCAGAACATTTAAAAATTAATTCGTCTTCGACCGATTTTATTTCTATTTTTTCTGAAATAGCTGCTAAATCTCTAATTATTTTTTGAAAATCATTTGAAGGCATGTTAATAACAGATGAAAATTTCACATCAGGAATTTCTAATTCGTCTTGTTCTGGTTCTATTAATTTTAACTTTTGAATTTTTGATTGTTTTATATTTCCATTTTCAAATTTTAATCCTAATTCTGTTACAATACCTTCGTTGTAATCCTCGTTTTCTATATAAATTGTTAGTGTGTCGTCGTTATCTATTGTGGTGATTAATTTAAATAAATGGAGTATATTTACACCTACTATTATTTTTTCTTCTTTGCATTCGTAAAATTCAAAATTTTCCGCTTTTAAAAATAGATGAACCAATATTGTATGTGTTTTATCCATATTAATAATTTTAATTCCTTGTTTTGTAAATACAATGTTTGTTTCTAACAAAATATCTTTCAATGCCGCCATTAATACGCGAAATGGCGCAATTTGAACAGTCTTTATTGTTAGTTTATTATTATTGTTACTAATGCAATCGTTTGATAACATGTATTTTATTTAGTTTAAAAACTGATTAAATCTTTAAGTAAAAATTTAAAATATTATATAGTTTGTAAAATGTATAAGTAATATATTTATTTTTAGTTTGTTTTATTTTTAGTTTGTTTTATTTTTAGTTTGTTTTATTTTTAGTTTGTTTATAATGTTTATGGTGGTGGTGGTTCTGCTGTTATTGGTGCAGTGAAAGTATCTATATATTTAGATGTCCGTTTTCCCGTAGCATCTTCTGTTTCTTTCTTATCATCAGTTTTTTCTTTTGTTTCTTTTTTAACTGCGCTTGTATTTTCTCCTGACTTTAGTTCTGGAATATTAGGCATTACTTTTTCTAATTCACTTGGATAATCAGATGCATCATCATTATTTTTAGTATATGGTTTTACATTTGATGTGTCTTTTACTTCATTTATTTTATAACCTTTACTATCAGCATAAATATTAATAGTCATGTTTTCCATGTTAACATTATTATAAAACAATAATGCTACTAATACTACTATTAATACTAATATTAATAGTATTTCAATGTTTATTTTTTTTAACAATTGAAAAAA